AACTTGACATTAGTTGATTCCTCCGTAATTAGTTTATTATTAAATCAAACTCTACCAGTTACTTCTTCAAAAGAAACACCTGTTCGTGTAGCAACGAACGTCAAGGTAACATAGTTAATAGTTTTGGTGGGTTTCAAGAAGATGTCTGCTCTGAATTCATTGTTGTCAACAATGTCAGGAGTGTTATTAGAGGAATCACAAATGACGCGGAAGTCATATAGTCCTCTCTTTGCTTGAACATCGCGAAGATAAGGTTCTACAGCATTAGTGAATGAAGATCTTGTGTTTTCATCATTAAACTCAAATAATTGATCGTTCGCAAGTCCTTCCAGTGCTTTTTCTACTGTAAGGAATAAGCGACGAACATTAATTCTGTCGAAGGCAGATGCAAAACCTAATCCGGTTTTATCTCCAAAAAGAACGGTTCCAGTGCCAGGTAATGTTACAATAGAGTTAACTCTTGCTTCATACAGAGAATCTCTTTGTGACTTATTAGGGTTAAATGCAAGTTTAATTGCATTATTGAGAACACCTCTTTGTTGTCCTGCAGGAGAATACCAGGGGAACTGATCAATTTCAGTTCTAACCATCAGTCCTGCAATATCACCATTTGTTGGGATATAACGGAATTGATTGTTAAATCTATCATAAGTGTACTTATATCCACTATCAAAGAAGGCGAATGAAGAAGAAGATAGTGAACTGAAGAACTTAACAACATTGTTAGTTTGATCTGTAGTAGAAGAAACATCTACAACATTATTTCTGTGAGGTGAGATGCAAGCAATACAATCTTTCCTCTCATTAGCAATAGAAATCAGTTTGTTTGCTTTTGCTTGAGATTCTGCTTCAGTTGTGCATCCAGGCGCCCCATCAGTAAGAAGTCAACTTCAATTTCGTCCTTATTGGCAAACAAATCATATCCATCAGCAACAGATCCAAGAGAGGCAGACATGCCAGCGTTGTCAGTTCCGCTATAGTCCCTTACCATTTATAAGTGTGTAAGTTTTATTACCAATAGCACTGAATGTCACACCTTGAGCATCTTGTCCAAATAGTCCTTGTGCTGTTGTAAAAGGAGTAAAGGAAGCAGAGAATCCAGTTGCAACTGGTTTTGTTCCATGGAAACTATCTTCAGCAGAGGAAACATTTCCACCCGCATATAGATACTTAGAACCTTGTGCGAGATAATCCTTATAGTAAGTTCTTTCTGGTGATGCTAAAGCAGATACGGTATCAAGTGCTTTAGACATGAAAGTATTCTTTTCAAGAATATTTCCTTTAATTCCAGTTACAGAACCAGTATCATCTACGACAACAACGTGCATTCCATCACCTTTACCACTTCTATCGGTAACATACTTACTAGAAACGGGTTTAGGAGCGATCTCTTTCCAGAAGATGGTTGAATTGGATAGTCCTAATGTCTGTCCATCATACCAATCAGTTACAGTGCCCGCAGCACCAGCAAATACTCCAATTCCTTTACCAGTGTTAATTCCTGAGTTGTTTACGGGAATAATTGTGGATCCACTCTGGAAAGATCTTAATGGATCTGACTGAACATAATCAATAGCAGTTTCAGTTCCTACACCAGATACTCTTGATACAACCTTAACAACAATGTTACTTGCACTGTTAGTTGAGTCAGTTGTTACTCCAGTAATAATTCCTTTTAAGAATCCATCAACAGCTTTAGTTGTACCTACACCTGCCTCCGTTCCTGATAGTGCCATGGTAACACCAAAACCAACCGTGAAGTTGGATAATCCCGGATCATTAGTTGTAATACCAATGACTTGATCGCCAAAGTCATCAATTGTAGCAACTTTTAATTCGTTGAGATAATTTCCAGGATTCTTTGCAGAATAGTAGAAATCTGTTGCAGAATTATAATTTGCGTTATAGTCATCGAAGTTCTTGACTTTAAGAGATGTGGAAGCAATTCCTACACCAGCATTGGCGTTGTTAAGGTTTGCACCATCAACTCTGACGACTTTTAATCTTCCGCCATATGAGAGGAAAGATGAAGCAGTCATCCAGTATTCATAATGTCTATCTGTTGAGATAGGTTGTCCGAATACTTCGATCAGTTCTGCTTCTGTAGTAATATCAATCGCTTCAGAAACAGGGCCCAGACTAAAGGGGCCGGCAATCGCGCCATTGTTCTGAAGAAGATTATCAGCTTCTTCCTACAGTTACATCAACCTCCCTTACAAGTATCCCAGGAGATAATTGAGGAGTCGCCATGTTTTTCTCCGTTGTCTCAGTTTATCTAAGAATATTTAGAATTTAGAGTATTTTCAGCGGGGAAACGTGACGTGAACTACCAATCTGGATAGTTCCAATCAATAAATGGTGTTTGTTCCTTTCTTTTATCTACAATCCTTTTAATTGTACATTCTTTGCATTCATAAGAGTATGATGATGCAACTGCTCCTCTATCTTTTCTCGTCCTATAAAATCCTTCTATAAGGTTTTTAGTCTCACCACACACTCTACACTTCCTATCATTTAGAAGCAGATGTCCTAATTTTATCTGCTTATCTAAATCCATTAGAACCATCTCCAAGGAAGCATTGAATAACCTAACATATTCAACACCGGTTCAAATGCTAATGCTAAAAGTGTGAATATTAACACCTCGATAAAAGTTTGTTTCCATAATGGTTGCTTTAACTTCCATTCTTTAAATTTATTTGGTAAAGTATATAAACCAGATTTTTTACCAATAACTTCTGCCCACCAATTTGGATCACTAATATTGCTCAATAAGTTTAAAAATTTAATCATTAGTACTTCCACATATAATCCATACCACCAGCAGTTTCTCCATATTCAGATGTATTAAACCATCTTTCACCTTCGTCATCTGTAAAACTTTCTTCACCAAGTCCGTCATCCATGAATCCAAAGGGTGCCATGTCTTGTTCGATTTGATTTTTCTGCTCTTCGTAAAGTCGTTTTCTAATATCCTGATCGGTGAGTTCTTTAAAATAGTCTTGAGCAACTAACCATGCATAAATGACAAGACACATTGCTAAGTCATCATGACAACCATCTTCTGCTTCAAATGAATTGTTCTTTGAAATAAATGTGGTAAGTTCTGATATAATATCTAAGTCATTGAAAAGAAGTTTATTCTCTTCAATCATTGTCTTGAGATTGAGTGCTCCAACTTTCTTGACAGTCTTGGACATCTTAACTCCCAATTGAGTTTTCTTACCGGAGAAACCTTGTCCAACTACTTGTCCTGCTCTACCTCTCATAGAGCACATCAAAACATTCTGATATTCAAGATCATAGTGAAGTAGTGATGCTACCTGATCACCAACATCATTTACTTCACAAAGAATATATGCACTATTATAATTTTTTGCTACTTCATATATGATGTTAGGAAATAACATCGGTTTGATATCATTATTTTTATACTTTGCGACTATTTTATGTGGGAAAGATGTAATATCAGCACATATAAATGCAGAATAATCTTCACCCACACCTCTTGCTACATCAACTGTAATTAAATAATCATGATTTTTCTGTGGTTCTTCATATACATCTAATCCTGCATTTGATTTTAGAGGATTATCATATACTAGAGATTTTAATTTACTTGCAGCGATTAATGTGTCAATCGATCCTAAGAACTCACACTCAAACTCAATCTTAAATTGTTGCTCTGAAGTGTTTGCAATGGTTTGTTCTTTCCATGCATCATCTCTTCCTGGAACTTCACTCCAGTGAACATCAGTTGGAATATATTCATTCTTTCCTTTTTCGGCATCACTCCACATACGGTAGAAGTGATTCATACCATGTGGGGTAGATACGATAATTACTTTGGTGTTTTTACCAGAAGTAATAGTAGGATAAACAGATGCAAAGAACGAGTCAGCAATGTGATTTGGGACAAACGCGAACTCGTCGAGAAAGAGGATGTTAAATGACATACCTCGGACAGCACTCGCAGACGTAGAAGCTGCCAATATCTTACTGCCATTCTCTAACTCCAAAGAACCTTTGTTCCATACCATTATACCCTGCTGCATCCATTTAGGTAGATTCTCATATGCAGTTTGTAATCTGCCTAAAAGTTCCCTAGCTGTTGCTGCTTTGTTAGCAAGTATGCCAATGTTAACACTGTCATTGAAAATCGCATAGTGAAGAAGATAAGAGACAACTGTAGTACTTTTGCCAGTCTGTCGCGGCATCTTACAGATGTTAAATCTATTCTCATGAAAGTTGTTGATTAACTTTTCTTGAAAGCGATATGGACTGAATGATACAAGTCCTTCATCCAAACTAACAATTTTTACATACTTATTAGCGAAATAAACCGGATCTCGTTGACATTGAACAAACTCAATGATTTGTTCTTCAGTAAACTCAATCGGCGTATTTGCTTTTTTTAGATTAGGATTGCCAAGATATACATTATCACTCATACCAAAAAATTATCCCTGATAAACTACCGATGTTGCGTATACATCTGATGCACTTGAATATAATAAATCACTTCTATCTTTATGAATTATGATAGGATCTTTGCCTGCCATATGAATACTTCCATATGTCACTCCAGCACCTGTTCTGATTTCTACCAGACGATCAGATGAGTGACTATGTTGGAGTAAAACATATTCTGCACCCACTGCAGAACCTATACTGCTATTAACTGATGCAGGAACAGAAGATCCCGTTCCTGCATTGATGGTGGTTGATTCACCTAAAATTTTTACTACATTCATATCAGCAATTCCATGCTCTAAGTGACTTATTGATTCTGCTATCAGGATCGTTAGCAGTTTTGGAAGAAGTAAGTTTCTTCTTCATTCCTTTCATTCTTGCACAGAATGATGCTCTTCTTTTGTTACCAACTTTTTTAGAAGGAGATTTCAGATCAGAACCTGGATTCTCTCTTTCATAAGACTTGCGTCCTTTTTCATTAAGTCCACCTTCTTTATTCTTACCTGCTTTTCTTGTCCAAGCAGCAGATTTTTCTAGAATTGCTTCCTCTTTTGCTACTTCATCTTTTTTCATTTTATCAGCATGTTTTCTCAATGCCTGATTTCTTTTCTTGATAATTTGCATATCTATTTGTCCCTTCTTTTTTTGAAGGGCAATCTCTTGAGGAGAAAGAGATGCTTCCACCTCATTTAATGTCCCCTCGGTTTCCTCAGTGAATTCTCCTGGTGCTGCTGAGTCAGTTGAAGCAGTTTCATTAATTGCTCCGACTTCTTCTTCTCGTTCTCTATGTTCTGTGACTTTGATGATTGGTTGTCCTGGTTCATAGTCTGAGACTCTGAAAAACGTTAATTTTGCGCCAGGATATACTTTTTCTATCTGATCCATAACATCAGATCTGCTGGGGATGCCAACCTTGGGGAAGAACATCTTAAGCATATAAGATCTGCCTCTAAAGACAAGATTTACATCAATAATATTACCAGTAGTAGCGGGGAGTCTCGTAGCTTCCTCAACCTGCTCCTTTCTGGTTGTTTTCTTTTTGACACAGTTTGGATATCTCTTTCCAAACATAGTCTTCATACCTTTCTTTTCATAACCAGGCCAGCATTTCTCGCCTAGCATTTCACTTCCAATACCTTTAGATGGTTTTAATGGATCTGGAGTAATTAAATCAACAGTTTCATGTTCAGTTGGTTTAAACTGGGATCTCCAATTAGAAAAATTGTAATTATCTGCAAGATTACCAAATCTTTCGCGATGCTTTCTTAATGGCATTGATTTATCGCGAAACTCTTTGGGAGATTCATAACCTGTTGGTTTTGATCCATCTTTGGTAGAGGATTTTCTTCCAAGAGATTTACGTTCTGATGATTGTGACAGTTTAGTCTTATCACCATATTGTGTTCTAAATTTTTCAGTAAGTTCATCCCAGGAAAGTCCTTCAGACTTATTACCCCAGTTTGCTGCACCTACTTTACGGCATTTGACAAGTGCTCCTGACGCATATGCACTTGGCCAAACGCTGTAGCGAGATTTAACTTTATGGTAACAGGCATCTTTTGTACCGCTACCCTTTCCTTTTTTGTCCTTTTCTTGGATGAGTTTAAGATTGTCGTTGTTCATCTCTTCCCTAGGACTATCAGTTTTAACATATGTTGGTTTTGCAGCTCCTGATTTTTGTTGTTGTCCAGGATCTGCTTTTTTCTTTCTTCTAGCAGCAGAAAGTCTTTCTGCCTTAGTCATGCTTGCTCTCTTTGCAGAAGAAACACATTTTGGAGTTCCTTCACCTGGTTTATCACTGGCGCACGTTCCGCCAGTAACAACATTCACCCATCCACCTTTACCATCTTTAGATTTAGAACCTTTAAACCATTTGCGAAGAGTGCCTTCATGGACTACTTGTTCTCCCATGCCACCACCATTACCACCGCCGTTACCGCCGTTAGCACCATTACCGTTTCCATTACCGTTTCCATTACTGATGCCATTACCGTTTTTCTTTGCTTCACTTTCTTCGGTATCTTTTTCAAGCATACCTCTTCCACCCACATGGTATCCCATGGGAATCTTCTTACATTTTTTATCGGTAAAACAGTAATACTGCCCTGCAGGACATTTTTTCATAAGAAACAAGAAGTCTCTTCTATATTTATCTTTTTAACTCGTCAACCTCAGATTTTAATTCTTTAACTGCTTCAATCAAGATACCAATAAGTCCATTATAGTTGACTGACTTATGATCTCCATTTGAAACTAACTCTGGAGCAACTTCCTCTACATTCTGTGCAGTTACGCCAAGAGAAGGTTTGAGTGTCTCTTTCCATTTCCAACTGACACCTTCAAGTTGACTAATCATTTCAAGTGCATTATCAATTACTGATACATCTTGCTTCAAAGTGACATCCGATGTAGAATTAAAGTTAGTAGCAGAAACATCTCCAGATGTGGTGATATTTGTATCGTTAGAATTAGATCCGCCAACAATAGCAGTTCCAGTGACTTTTGGTAATGTGACAGTCACATTACCACTATAATTAGCATGTGCTTGAGACTGCAGTCTGGTGTAATGAGCATTACTGGACTCGCAATAGAAATCCATTCTTCCTGGAGTGCCATCATCACTTTCTAACACGAGCTGGTTAGTAGTAGTTGTAACACCAGCAACAGTAATTCCACCCAGGAAGTTTGCTACGGTTGTAGTTTGAATGTTATCCGTTGATCCTGCACTAACACCAGTTAATCCAGATCCATCTCCTGAGAATGAGGATGCAGTTATGATACCAGAACTATTGATATGCGACGAAGTTACAGCATTAACAGTAATACTAGGCGATCCAGAAAGTCCTGTGGAAGTACCGGTAACATTACCTGTGAATGAAGTTGCTTCAAATGGTTTATTGGATACAAATTTTGTTCCAGAGTGAGAATATAAAATTGTAGCACTCGCACCATCAATACTAATACCCGCACCGTCTGCAGCACTTGAATCTGCAGCACCAGATGCAATTACAATTGTCTTATCATCAACAGTTAGTGTAGTTGAGTTAATTGTCGTAGTCGTTCCATCAACAGTCAAATTACCAGAAACTGTTAATGCTTGACAGGTTGTTATTCCTGCAATGTTGACGTTGCTTAGAAAATTTGCTGACGTTGCTGTCTGAATATTATCTGTTGATGCAACTCCCGTTAAACCTGATCCATTACCAGAAAAAGAAGATGCAGTAACAACACCTGAAAGATTTAAGTGGGTAGCAGAAATTGACTGGGCATTTACGATACCACTGTTTGTTAAATCAATATTATCAGATGCTTCTAATTCTTTGATTTGATTGGATGACGAATCTACAATCAGTGGAAATCTATTTGCCATTTTTTGTAGTACTATATGTCTTATTTATTAAAATGCTACTGATACTTCAGTGTCAGACGATCTACCGAATATCGTTACAATACCAGCAGCAACTGAAACATTTACACCACCAGAACGAGCTGCAACTGATAAAGTGGCACTACTTACACTGATATTAGTGAGAGATGAACCATCTCCAGAAAATGACGCTGCAGTTACAACTCCAGTTACCGATAGATTACTAGAAATGCCTATGCTACCACCAACACTCATATCGGTACTAATCGCAACATTAACTGCGTTAATGTTAATGTTATTAGGTGACTCGATCGTTGGAGTACCAGAGGCACCGATTAAATTAACCTGTTTTACTCCAAAATTCTTTTCTGCCATTTTTTTAAATCTTATTTAAGATTGTGAGAAAGAGATGCCTGTTATATTTACCCCACTAATACTCGGAACAGTATTATTAGCAAAAGGATTATAAAGAACTCTCGGAGTAGCTCCCTTTAATCCATATGAATCACTCCAATAATTTACAGAAGTTCCTGCACCAACTGGATCTGTATCTCCATATCTATCATATAATAATTCATCTACAAGAACAGATCCATGATTAAATAACCAATCACGAGCATCCACTCTTGTTGCTGATGGATTTGATTCCAAATAACAAGCAATAACGCCACAAGTATTAGGTGCTGCCATACTTGTTCCATTTAAAAAACCATTATTAAAATTACTATTTCTAGGATCAGAGTGTCCAGTATTATAGGGACTCAAGATTGTGGATCCAGCAGCCCATACATCAATTGCTGGGCCAGTATTTGAAAAACTAGATTTTCTTTCGGAGGATATTCCTGTGGTATAAACAAAAGAATCTAAAGATCCTACTATTATGGGTGCATCAGATTGTCCTTGATGAGAAATTGCTGGAGTACCTGATCGATTAAAATATTCATCAACTGATCCAAATGATTCGGAAAATTGATTTCCATAAAAAAGATATCCTGATGTAAATTCGTTATCATAATCATCTCCGCCTGGTAAGTCCTGTTTTCCATTACTATTTCCAGAATTGCCAGCAGAAAATACTACAATTATATCATCACAATCCGAGTCATCAAATAACTCATCAGTTGTTGATTGTGCTGTTGCATGTTTGGATGTAAAATCAAACCACTGAACAGGGTTACCATTGTCATAAGTTAGATATTGCAGAAGATCCATGTAATAAACTGCTGGAAGAAAACTATTACTAGATAAAATATCAGTTCCAGGATATGATGTTCCTCTGAAAGTTGCATTATATGCATAACCTGTAGGATTGTTTCCTATAACGAATTGTCGATATCCCCAACTTCCATTAACAATAGTTGGATTTTTTCTTCCAGTTACTGGATTTACCGGTTTATTTTTATGCCATACTCTTATATAATCAAATCCATCAGCAGCATTCGAGAATCCTACATCAGTACGATCAATGCACGCTATACTCCATATGTTTGCCTGAAATGCTGCACCGAATTGATTACCTGCTGCTGTTCCAGCAACATGACTACCATGCCATGATCCATTAAATGAAGAAGATCCAAGAACATTATCAATCGTATAATTTGTTAAAGTTCCAGATCCAGGAGCAACTAATCCGTGTGATGCCCAATTAATTCCATAATTATCTTGTCCATGAATTAATATATCTCTTACTCTGCTGACTGACTCAGTAGATACTCCAACAGGAACTGATGTGTATTGTGATAATAAAAAGTCCGGGTGATCCCAACGAACACCAGTATCCATTATAACAACATCAACATTTTTACCTGATAATGAATATGAAATATCCTCACTTAATGATGATGTATTAACTCCTACAAATTCATTTGAAGATTTAGAATGACGTGACAATCCCCATTGAGTAAAATTTAATGTTGATCCAGGATCTGAATTTGTTCTCAAGTTTGATATATTTTCTTTAAATCTATTAGTATCGATAAGTCTATCAAACTCTTCGTCATGCTTTCTCTGCTCAAGAACAATTGGATTATGCATTGAAGATAAAACAACCCAATCCACTTTTTCATTCTGTCTCAGAATCTCAGATTCTTCTTGAGACATCTCATATACAGATCTCTTTGAAGAGCAATTCATAGGAGAAATGCAGGTTATTCTCCTGTTTGGGATACCATCAATTTCGTTTTCATTAATAATGTAATCGTGTATTTCTAACCAATCTTCTGAATTTTTTACGCAAACAGTGTAAGCCTGAGGTTCATCGGAGGAAACCTCATTAACAACAATGACTCTTCCTAATTCATTTACTTCTGTTTTCATATTAACTCATTATTTCTCTTACAAAATTATATGTTGTAACGCCAGATATTCCTGTTTCTGGTGTTGCATTGAGATAATAATTGCCTCCAGTATATGATGATCCAATCGATACTAATAGATCTGAACTATACATGATCGCATATTCTTGTGAATATGGAGTCGTTCCAGATCTCGATACTAATACTTTCTGAGCTTGAATACCAACACTATTTTCTATGTGTAGAGTATATTCAATTGTCTTAAAGTCTGATGTTGTAATAGTATCAATACTCGTTAAAATACCAGCAGTTGCTGTCCAAGAACCTACAAGTGCTTTTCTATTCGCGGTTGATGTATTTGATAGAGAAAGTTCAGTGGTGGTTACAATACCAGTAATATTTACATTTCCAGTACCAGTTATATCTTTCCCATTTACATCTAAACTTCCACCTAATTCAGGTGTTGTGTCTTCAACAACATTAGACAACCCGCCTGTGCCAGGAACATTACTAAGTCCAGAACCATCTCCACTAAAAGATGTTGCGGTTAAAACTCCAGATATAGAAACATCCCCAACCACCTCTACTTTGGAGGTTGGGGATAAAGTTCCTATACCAATTTTTTGGGAAGGGGTAGCAGTTGCTACCCCTATGTTTTTTGTAGAATCATCAACTGTAATTAATGATCCTAACTGAGATAGTTCCCTACCGCGTGCCATGAATAAGGTTTTTCACTATTTAGTAGAGAACTTAACCCTCAACTACGCTTTTTTCTTGAATTTGCTTTTTTAGCAAGTTCAGTGCGAAGTTCGGTAATCTGATTACCTTGTTCCTTAACTGCCTCAATCAGGATACCGATAAGTCCGTTATAGTTAACAGCCTTATGAGATCCATTAGAAACTAGTTCAGGAGCAACAGTTTCAACATTCTGAGCAGATACACCCAGAGATGCCTTACCATCATGCTTCCAATTCCAGCTGATACCCTCAAGGTTGTTAATCATATCGAGCGCATTGTCGATAAGTGAAACATTATCCTTAAGTGTTATATCAGATGTGGAGTTGAAGTTAGTAGCAGAAATATCACCGCTTGTGGTAATATCTGCGGTGTTTGTTACAGCACCACCAACGATAACTGTACCGGAAACAACTGGTAATGTAACAGTGACATTACCGCTGTAAGAACCGTGTGCAGCAGACTGGATTCTGGTATAGTGAGCATTACTGGACTCGCAATAGAAATCCATTCTTCCTGGAGTGCCATCATCACTTTCAAGTACGAGCTGGTTAGTAGCAGTTGTGACACCAGCAACAGTAATTCCACTCAGGAAGTTTGCTACAGTGTTGGTAGAGATGTTGTCAGTAGAGGCAACACCAGTCAATCCAGAACCATCTCCAGAGAATGAAGTAGCAGTGATAATACCAGAACTGTTGATATGCGAAGAATTAATCGCATTAACAGTAATACTAGGTGTTCCAGTAAGTCCAGCAGAAGTACCAGTTGTATTCTGGTTACCTGCCTCGTTTACACCAGGAAGGTTGATATTAGCAGAACCATTGAAGGAAACTCCACCAATGTTTCTAGCAGTTTCCAGAGCAGTTGCAGTTGCAGCATTTCCGGAGGTATCCTGAGTACCAGATGCGTTAACACCAGGCAGGTTAATACCAGCAGAACCATCGAAGGATACTCCACCGATTGTTCTAGCGTTTGCAAGGATGGTTGCAGTTCCAGCATTGCCAGAAACATTACCAGTTACATCACCAGTAAGATCACCAACAATACCACCAGTTGCGGTTGTAACACCAGCAATCTTAACTCCACTAAGGAATTCTGCTTCAGTTGCAGTTTGGATGTTGTCAGTAGAAGCAACACCAGTCAGTCCAGAACCGTCTCCAATGAATGAAGTCGCTTCAATAGACTTGTTAGCAACAAACTTAGTTCCAGTGTGAGAATAATTGAAGGTAGCATCAGCACCATCGATAGTGATACCAGCACCATCAGCGTTAGCAGAGGAACCAGATCCCTTAGCGAGAGTGAGGTTCTTATCTTCAACATCAAGTGTTGCAGTATTCAGAGTTGTAGTTGTACCATTAACTGTTAAGTTGCCAGACAGAGTGAGATCTGCAGCAGCAATGTTACCAGAAAGGTTCAGAGCTTGTTGATTAACAAATGCTGATCCGTTGTAAACGAGAATGTCGTTATTTGATGCACTTGAAAGGGTAACATCAGAAAGATCATTAGCACTAGAAACAGTACCCGATCCAGCACCGGCAGTTGCATAAGAATGGAATTCAACAATATCTCCCTCGAAGAGAGCTTCGCTAATTACAACTGAAGTTCCATTAGTTGCAGTCAGTTCAGAACTAGACAGTTTAACACCGTTGACGAATACGTCAAGGTAGTTAACGTTATAAGTGAACGAGAATGTAGTCTGTCCAGCAGTTGCTGTGCTTGTCTGAGTAGTTCTGGTTTGAGGAAGAACATCAGTGATGCTTCTCCAAGTTACACCAGTACCAACAGAAGACAGAACTTGGTTCATATCTCCAGTGGTATCTCCGATGGAGACATAACCATCAACTTCCAGATTAGTGACTGTAGAAAGTCCTGTAGAGTTGATGTTACCCTGAACATTACCTACGAAACCACCTGTAGAGGTAGTAACACCAGAGTTTGCAACATGTGCAGATGTGACTGCATTAACAGTTACGTTAGGTGTACCAGTTAATCCCTGTGCGAGAGCAGCAGTTCCAGAAGTGTCCTGGTTACCAGATTGGGTTACGCCAGGAAGATCGATATTAGCAGTACCATCGAAGGAGACACCACCAATTGTTCTAGCGTTTGCAAGAGCAGTTGCTGTTGCAGCGTTTCCTGAGGTATCTTGGTTACCAGATTGGTTTACACCAGGGAGACTTATATTTGCAGAACCATCAAAGGAAACTCCACCAATAGTTCTAGCAGTCTCAAGTGCAGTTGCAGTAGCAGCATTACCAGAGGTATCTTGGTTACCAGTTTGGTTTACACCAGGTAAGTTGATATTGGCAGTACCATCGAAGGAAACTCCACCGATAGTTCTAGCATTCTGCAGAGCAGTTGCACTATCAGCATTACCAGTTACGTTACCAGTTAATGCACCAACGAAACCACCTGTAGAAGTTGTAACTCCAGACAGAGCAGCATGAGAACCAACCAGAGCTCCAGATACAGTCAGTGATCCAAGAGTTCCAACGGATGTCAGTGAAGAAGTAACAACTGCAGAACCAAGTGATGTAGCACCCAGAACTTCTGTATTGTTAATCTTGTATACCTTACCAGAGGCAAGATTCATGTTCTCAGAAGAACCGAAGTTGTCTCCAGTTGCTTCAAATTGGAATGTCTTGTCTCCGTCACCAGAGTCAACTGTAATACCACCACCATCAGCGGCAGCATCATTCGCAGCGCCGGTAGCGATTTGAATGTTTTTATCTGCAATTGTAACAGTTGTGCTATCAATTGTAGTAGTTGTACCTTCGACTTGAAGATCGCCTAAGATGTGAACCGTACCAGTTGCATTGCCGATAGCGGCAGGATCAATGGTAATTGATGAAGGGCCTGTAATTGTTGCTGTATTAACGTGGATCGCAGATCCTTCAGCACCAGTCTTAAATGATGTAGCAGTTACAACACCAGATGCGACTAATGATGTCAGAGAAACATCGGGATCCAGTGACAGTTCAACACCATTACTTGCAGCAGCAGAGGTAACGTTAGTTCCACCTGTAATCGATAAACTTTCAGAACCGAAATTAATATCCTCAGAACCACTATCGCCGGTTACTGTCAAGGCAGTACCAACAGCAGCTGTTGTTGCGGAAGTGATACGTCCCTTAGCATCAACTGTGATTACAGGAACAGCAGATCCAGAACCATAAGTTGCAGCGGAAACACCACTAGCAGCAAGAGTAATTGGCAGAGCAACGTTTCCTGTACCATCGAATGATTGTGCAGAATCAGTTGTAGCATCTCCACTTACAGTGAAACTTCTACCGTTTGCCAGAGCAGTTGCAGTAGCAGCATTACCAGAGGTATCTTGGTTACCAGTTTGGTTTACGCCTGGAAGGTTGATGTTAGCAGAACCATTGAAGGAAACTCCACCGATAGTTCTAGCATTCTGCAGAATAGTAGCAGAGGATGCATTACCGGTTACATCACCTACAAATCCACTGGAAGCAGTTACAACACCAGAAGCAACAACACTCGTTAGGGAGATATTGTCGTCTAAGTTAACAGTAACAGAGTTACTTGAAGCATTTGAAGTGAGGTTAGTGCCACCAGAGATTGTTAAGGTTTCAGACAGAAGATTGATATCTTCAGAACCAGTATCTCCAGCAACTGTCAGTCCACTACCAACGGCAGTAGTTGTTGCGGAAGTGATGCGTCCCTTAGCATCAACTGTAATTACGGGAACTGCAGATGAAGAACCATAAGTCGCTGCAGAAACACCACTGTTAGCGAGAGTCGCTGAAATAGTAGCGTTAGCAGAACCATCAAATGATGCGGAACCTGTAGCATCTCCGGAGATTGCTAAAGTTCTAGATGTTGCTAATTGAGTTGCTGTAGCAGCATTTCCGGAAGTATCTTGGTTACCAGCTTGGTTTACACCAGGAAGGTTAATGTTTCCTGTACCATCAAAGGAAACTCCGCCGATAGTTCTAGCAGACTCAAGAGCAGTTGCTGTAGCGGCATTACCACCAGCGTCACCTGATACGTCACCAGTAACATTACCAGTAAGAGCACCAACAAACCCACCAGATGCCGTGATAACACCAGAAGCAGAGGCGCTTGTCAGAGCAATCTCAGGATTCAGATTAACAGTAACAGCATTACCAGCAGCTGCTGATGTGAGGTTAGTACCGCCAGAGATTGTTAAGGTTTCAGACAGAAGATTGATATCTTCAGAACCACTATCACCAGCGACAGTTAATCCACTACCAACGGCAGTAGTTGTTGCGGAAGTAATACGTCCTTTGGCATCAACTGTAATTACGGGAACTGCAGATGAAGAACCATAAGTCGCTGCAGAAACACCACTGTTAGCAAGAGTGATTGGTAACGCTACATTTCCTGAACCATCAAATGATTGTGCAGAATCAGTTGTAGCATCTCCAGAAACTGTAAAATTGCGTCCTGTTGCTAATGCAGTTGCTGTAGCAGCATTTCCGGAAGTATCTTGGTTACCAGCTTGGTTTACACCAGGAAGGTTGATGTTACCTGAACCATCGAAGGAAACTCCACCGATTGTTCTGGCAGTTTCTAATGTGGTTGCTGTTGAAGCATTACCAGTTAAATCGCCGGTTACATCACCGACAACACCACCAGTTGCGGTTGTAACACCAGAAACTACGAGTCCAGTTGCTGTTGCTTGTCCAAGAGTGGAAATACCAGTTACTTTGAGTTGCTCGAAGTTACCTCCAGAACCACCACCGAGAACATATTCCTTAACGCGAGACATTGCTGCCTTGCGGTTAGTTCCACCAGCACCGTCGTCAACAACAATCAGATCAGCATCAACAAGATCTGCTCCAATATCAGTACCACCATCAATATCCAGAGTTGTCAGAGGAGTTGTTCCCGCAGACAGTCCTGAACCAGAACCACTGAATGAAGAAGCAGTAACGATTCCAGAAGCATTGACATGGGAACCAGTCAGTGCGCCAGCAACGTTAAGTGAATCAAGAGTTCCAACAGATGTCAATGAGGAGTTGACAACACTAGATCCCAGAGTAGTTGCACTCAGAATTTCAGCATTATTAACCTTATAAACTTTGCCATTGGCAAGGTTCATGTTTTCGGAAGAACCGAAGTTGTCTCCAGTTGCTTCAAACTGGAATGTCTTATCGCCATCACCGGAGTCAACCGTAATACCACCACCATCAGCAGCAGCATCATTAGCAGCACCAGTTGCAATCTGGATATTCTTATCAGCAATATTAACAGTTGTACTGTCAATAGTTGTTGTAGTTCCTTCTACTTGAAGATCACCTAAGATGTGAACCGTACCAGTGTTATCACCAATAGCGGAAGGATCAATTGTAATTGATGAAGGGCCGGTAATCGTTGCAGAGTTGACTTGAATTGCCGCTCCAGCAGCGCCAGTGTGGAATGAAGTTGCTGTTACAACACCAGTTGCACTTACACTAGTAAGAGCAATCTCTGGATTCAGTGAAACTGCGACTCCATTGCTTGCGGCAGCGGAAGTAAGGTTTGTTCCACCTGTAATCGCTAAACCTTCAGAAAGAAGATTAATGTCCTCAGATCCACTATCACCAGTTACGGTTAATCCACTTCCTACAGCGGCTGTAGTTGCAGATGTAATGCGTCCCTTTGCGTCAACAGTAAGGATTGGAACTGCGGACGAAGAACCATAAGTTGCTGCGGAAACACCGCTATTAGCCAGTGTTATTGGGAGAGCGACATTACCTGTACCATCAAATGATTGTGCAGAATCGGTTGTCGCATCACCAGATACAGTGAAATTACGTCCCGTTGCTAATGCAGTTGCGGTAGCAGCGTTACCAGAAGTATCTTGATTACCTGTTGCGTTTACACCAGGTAAGTTAATGTCTCCAGTACCATCGAAGGAAACACCACCAAGTGTTCTAGCGTTTGCGAGAGCAGTTGCTGTAGCAGCATTGCCAGATGTATTCTGATTACCTGCTTGGTTTACACCAGGAAGGTTGATGTTAGATGTACCGTCAAAACTTACACCACCAATTGTTCTAGCATTCGCCAGAGCAGTTGCTGTAGCAGCATTACCTGAAGTATCCTGAGTACCTGCTTCGTTTACACCAGGAAGGTTGATGTTTCCTGTACCATCGAAGGATACTCCGCCAATTGTTCTAGCATTCGCCAGAGCAGTTGCAGAAGAAGAATTACCAGTAACGTCACCAATTACGTTACCATTATGAATTCCATAGATGTTCGTTGCAGAAACGGATGTACCACCCGTTACAACTCCAACTGTTGTGATGCCAGTAATTCTGACAGTGCTTAAGAAATTAGCAGGAGTTGCAGTCTGAATATTATCAGTAGATGCAACACCAGTCAGTCCAGAACCGTCTCCGACAAATGCATTTGCAGTAACAATTCCGGCAATATTAATATTGCCAGTTCCACTAATATCTTCAACAGTAATACTAGGAGTTCCAGTCAGTCCTTCAGCATTAGTGGCTGTAGTTGCTGTACCGGTAACATTACCGGTAATATTCATTGTACCCTGCGTAGCAACAAAGTTGGTAGCAGATATAATACCTGAACTGTTTATATGTGATGCCGTGACTGTATTTACAGTCACACTTGGAGTGCCTGTTAATCCTTCTGCGTTAGTCGCTGTTCCTGTTAAATCGCCAACAAATCCTCCAGAGGAGGTTGTTATGCCAGAAACAATAGCATTGCCTGTAACGTCTAACTTTTGTCTTGGTGTAACGGAACCAATACCTACGTTAGCCGAAACGGCAGTTGTAATGCCAATATAGTTAGCAGAAGCATCTAAGGCAAGATAACTCGCAAATTGCGAAAGTTCTCTATTAAATGCCATTTTTTGCTTTTTTTCGTGTAGAACGTTCTACAATCCATTTTCGTTACTACTAGGATTGTATATTAATATTTAGAAATACTACACTGCTGTTGTTGATAAATTGCCCGAATTATCTACGATTAATCTGTACTTAGTTCCATTTGGTGATGTCAAAACAATTCCTGTTGATTGATCAGATCCAACATTAACATCTTGATTAAAAGTGGAGATACCAACCACATTTAAATTTGTGCTGATACCAACTCCACCATTAACATTTATTTTTGGTGAAACACCATTTCCTGCAAAAAATTTAAGTCTTCCAGACTCAAGGGTTATTTTTGTACTTGTACCGTTATCAGTATATCTTCTAATAACATCTGCATTAACTCCATCTTTTGCAGATGAAATACCTACGTTAATATCATTCGTAGTATTGCCACCTCTAGTGGTTACTGAGTCTAAAGTATCACTTTCTGGAACACTACTAACGGATCCAGATGATGAATATGAAATTACATCAATAGATTCTCCGCCGAACAGTGCTTCGTTAAGGACAATTGATGTTCCATTTGAAGCAACATATTCCGAAGAGTGCATTCTTACACCATTGACAAATACATCAATCAATCCAGCAGTGTATGCTTGAGAAATTGTTGTTTGTCCAGCAGTAGCAGTGTAAGTGTTATCACTTCTTAATGAAGAAGCTGATGCCCATGTGAGTCCAATACCTGTTGATTGAAGATATTGTCCACTACTTCCTGTTGATCCTCCAATGGAAATTGCTTGCAAAGAAGCAATACCAACAACTGATAGCGAAACCTTTGATTCGCTAAAAGAGGATATTCCTACTTTTATTTGTGGTAGTGTTCCGCTGAGAAGTTTTGCCATTATCTACACCATCACTTCAGGGTTTCTAAGATACTGCCAGTGAACTTAAGATCAGTAGCACTGCCGCCCGAAATAACAAGAATATCTCCACTTTCTAATCCAAGTCTTCCATCCAAGAAACTTACAGTATCTTTAGGAGGAACTGGAAAATCTTTTACAATCTCGGTATCAGTTCCAGATCTACGGTGAGTAAAAGTAACTGAGTGCGTTGTATCAGAACTAGTATTAGCACACTGTGCCAAAATTACAACACCAGCATAACCTACAGGTGCTGTGTAAATACCAACGTTTGATGTTGATACAACGTTAGTTACTGTTTTAAATACGTTTAACGGTAATGCCACTTTATTATCCTCCTAATGCTAAAATGAGTGGTGTTACATTATTAAGAACGCTCTTTTGATAAGCATTTCCCGTGATAGTGCCTTCTGATTGATTGATAGTAACACCATCTCCTATCCTAAAGTTTCCTGCTTGATCAGTGCTTGTGTAAACAACTGATCCACCAGCACGCATATCAACTTCATTCTCAGTGATAGTCACTCCACCTGTTTGAGGAAGTGCTGTAGAAATATCAGTTCCAGAACCAATATATTCAAATGCATGTGATGATGCAAGAATTCTACTCTGTCGGAATATTGGAACAGATACTCCTACTCCAACAGCGAATGGAAGTTGTTCTTTTAGTGTTATTGTGGATATTCCTGCGTTAGGAAGAGTTGCTGATTTAATCTCATAATATTTTGCAACCATCTCAATGGTAACAGCTGCTGTAGTTCCTGAATCTGGTGCAGAAACTGATACTGATGGAGAAGTTGTAGTGTATCCTCTTCCGTTTGAAATTATGTCTACAGTTGTAAGTCTACCACCGATTATTTCTCCTCTTACTGATGCATCAACTCCCCATGATTCACCTGCCGAAGCAATAGTAATCGTAGGAGGTTCAGTATAACCAGATCCCTGATTTGTTATTGTTACTGATTTAAGTTCATAATATAATTCATCAAAATAAACTGCCTGTCCATCATAAGGACGTGCAGTTCCAACTCCAGCAATCTCAAAACTAGTAGATCCTGCAGTTGCAGACGCAGTAGTAATTCCAGCAGTGTAATTTGTACTTACGCCATCAGAAACTAAACCAAAATTTCCAAATGATGAGTTTGAATTTGTAATATCACACTGTCCACCAGTTGCACAAAATACTCCGACATCAGTACAAATCGTAAATAGTGAAACTATTTGAGCGTATCCATCATTCGTTATTGATACTCCTATACCACCCTGATTGTATTGGGTAAAGGAGTCCGTCACCATACTATTGAAGTCGCCATCAACGGCGTCTCCATCAATTTTCATTCCAATACTATTTGAAATGAAATTGGTGCAATTTCTGATATATGGTGATGTAGTAGAAGTTCTTACCGTATCAGGATCAAAAGCAAAACATGCTTTTCCTGCATTTAAAGTTCCATTAAATGATAAGTCAGAAATGTAATCCGCTGGAGCAACATGAAATAAATCCTCTCCTGCATTGCTTGGCCTTACAGTTACTTCTCTCAAACTATCACCTACAATACTTATTTGAGGTGGTAACTTAATAGGATTTGTCTCGGTATAATCTCCAGCAGCAACTTTAATTACAGTTCCTGTTGTTGATATGGCGACTGCACCAGCAATTGATGCCTTTGCGTCACCTAATTTTTTTCCAGAATTATTATCATTACCATCTGCCGTTACATACAAGATGTTCGTAACGGTTACCCCAGTTCCAATGGGGACAACATCCGTGCCTAAACCTGCCCTTTCCCTTCGGACAAATAGTTCGGCATCGTAAGTATTAAGTCCAAGTTCCCCCAACGGGAGTTGTTCAACCGTTGGTTTTTTTCCAGGAACAGCTGAACGTTTTATCCTAATCCTAGGATCAGCCATTCATCCCTCGCATATGGTATGTACCTAAAAATCCTGTTATATAACAGGCATTAAGTATATTTATGCGTAATCTTTGTTCTCTAGTTTACTTTTTATTTCCTCTTCAAGTTGTTGAATACGCGATTTTGCATCTCTCAATTGCGTATTCAGCACTTCAACTTTCGTTTCAGCAACAACTAATTGTGCAAATAAATCCATAGATTTTCTTTGATAAGTTGCAATCAAACTTTTGTAATCTTCTTCATTCATTAAAAGGAAGCCACCGTCAATAGTAATGTTTTCAAGGAACCTTTCAGATCCTGTACAAGAAATCACTTGAGATTGTCCAGCACAATCATTTACCCAAAGTTGTCCAATTTCTAAAGGAGCGTATGTAGTTGCAGTAATTACACTGCTTGTTTCACTTACATCAGAACCAACAGTAATTCTTGATGTAGAATCGTCCCAGTAAATCGCTGCTTTCTTAGCAGAACCTGTGTAATAATTTAAAATAAGTCCAAGATCAATATTAAGATCTGAACCAGGAGCAGAACCATCTACAAGTCCTACTTCAATTAGAGAATCTTCAACAGTTAATGTATTAGTATTTACCTGAGTTTGAGAACCCGAAATAAACAGGTTTCCGTTAACTGTTAGATCACTAGAAATTCCTACGTTTCCAGTTTCATCAGAAACTGTGATAGCAGAAGTTCCATCTGTTGCGCTGATGATACCAGTTTTTACTGCAGCAGCAACTACATCATTAGAGAATAAACCATCTCTCCATCTCTGTGTTGAAATGCCAAGATTAAATGCATTATGAGAATTTGGAACAAGATTAGAAGTGAACTCGCCACCAACGTTAATATTGTCAGTGGTTCCATCACCAAGATTTACAGTTCCACCTTTGAAAGTGACAACTCCTACAAACTCAGAGTATCCACCAACGTGAAGATTTTGCTTAACTGTAAGATTTTTAGCGATACCTACACCACCATCTACCTGGAGGGCACCGGTATCTTCATCACCTAATGTATTATCAGTGGTATCTGTGAATGTTGATATACCTGCAAAATTACTACCACCGCCACCACTACCAGTTACACCAAACTGTCCGATATATCTTGCACCAGTTAGATAAACACTTTTACCACTGAAGTTTACTCCGTTGGGTAAATTTGATCCAATAAAGTGAAGGATACCTGCTGAATAATCAAAATACCATTCATCATCATTTCCAGAACCAGTTTCAAATACTTGAGTACCGCCTGAAACGGCAGTGCTAGCATTACTTGAAGTATGAATATAAACTTTAACTTGATATGTTGAACCAAGTTCTGGCGGAATCCAGTCAGTTAAATTTGTTTTCCAGGTTCTATTAGTCGTTGATGATCCATCAGCAGTTAACTCAACTGGAGCTCCTGTAGTGGTAACACCAACATATTCATTGGAAACTGCAGGAATAGTTGCATTAATTGAAGAAGATTCTCTCCAAATCCTATCACCCCTAATGAGGAGAGGACTTGGATTTGCTTCGTTAGGGCCTTTTTTATTTGCGTTTGTGTCTGTTTTTGCTTTAGCAAACGCGATTTTCTTCCAGAGAAAATCAACTTTTTGGGTATCTGAAATTGCCATTTGTTTATCCTCCCCTTAAGATACGCTGAGTGCAGTTACAGACTCGCCAGATGCAAGTCCGATTCTTACGAGGACGACATTACCATCGGCGTCAGTCATGTTCTGATCACCTAAAGTTAGCGTGTAACTACTACTTAGAGCAGTTCCAGTTTGTATTCGATCACCAGATGTGAATGCACAACCATCACTACCATTACCGCCGCTTCCAGTATTACTACCAGGTGTACCAGAACCAGCGTAAGTTTGATCTGCTCTCAACCAACCGTTAAGTCCAGATGCACTATCAATATTAGTTCCAGGTGCGGCAATGAATACTCCGCCAGAAATACCACCAGAACTGGTGATGCTTAATTCAAAGTTAGCAACCGCCTTTCGTTGGAATGCAAATGTAAAGTATTGAGTTCCTGTATCACCACTTCTATTTGGGCCAGCAGGAAGATAACCACTAGCGTAATTAGTGGTATCGTGCTTGATAACACCAAGTCTAACTGTTGCTTCTTTGGTTCCAGAAACTCCTGGATCAGATCCTTCAGAATAAAGACTGTTTGTATAGAAGTTGGAGACTCCAAACCCAGAGTAATCTGGAGTGTTAGTTGTCTGTGCGCTAAAATCAAAGATTCTAACACCATCATTAGTTAAATCACCGTTTCCAAGTGAATCAGAAACAGCAATAGCAGTTTCATTAATTCCACTTTGAGAAGCAGTATGAACTTGAATATTAGTTGCGATTGAAGAACTATAGGAACTAGTTCCATTTACATTCTTTGCACGAACCTTTACTCTACTTATTGTTCTAACAGATGATGATGTAATTGGAACTGTTAAACTTCCAATCGCATAAGAAGAAGCAGTTCCTGTATTTACCTTTGGAATACCTCCCTCAAGCATTGTTGAGGCACCATCGATTTGTGCGTAGGTATATCCAGAATTGGTTATAGCATTTGAAGATGTTCCCTCTTGGTTAGATCCATCATCAACTTCAACAATATCGTTTTGATCTGTATAGCATTGTCCGACAAGGTGATCAATTTCAATACCAGCAACGGTTAGTGTTGGTGATCCTGAATTATAATAAGGAATACCAGAAACATATCTAAATGTTCCTGCATTATTTTGAGTGACAGTAGCACTCGAAACATCTACTGATGGAGAGGATGTTAAATCATCTCTCATAAATCCAACCGTATTAGTATTTCCTCCAGTGCTATGCTGAAGTTGCATACTATTTGTTCCAACTGAGAGTCCACTAACTGCTTTTGCAACTCTTGCCTTAAATCCTTTATATAAATTAGGATAGAAGGTAGAATTCGCAAATGTTGTTGATGTTCCGCCAGAAGTTAAGAGATTATAATCACTTTCTGAGTCAATTGTAAGACTTGTATAAGATGCACTATCGTCACCACCTGTCAATACTCTCTGCCCATCGGCAGATCCATTTACCATTGCTGTTAATGTACCAGAATCGGCGTTATAAGCAAATGATGCGATTGGGCCTGCTGTTGCAGTGCCCGTAGTAACACGATTTACTGTGTCTCCAGTGCTTATTCCTGCTGCTCCAGATGTATTTTCAGTAAAACCGTGAGCTGCTTTGGGGCTAGTTCCAGTGCTACTTACATTACTTAAAGTCTTAGAACTAAGAGTATCAGGAGTTGCGGGCGAATCATCATAAACTTTTAAACTTACTGTTGATGAAGTTGGGATGACGCCTGGATTTGCTAAATCGTGCTTGTTTATAGTGAGGGTGAGTGTATCTCTACCAGTACCACTCAGTGTGCCATCTGCCCAGGTATGCTGTAATCTATCTGCAGTTGTACTAGCACCACCACCAACAGTGTTACTAGAGATGAAACTATTAGCGGAACTATCACCCCAATCGACTGTGTAAGTTGCACCAGAACCAACTTGAGTTGCGTTCGTGGTGTTATTATCTAAGTAAAGTGATTGTCCTTCTACAACATATAAATCGCTTCCACTAAGTGCGCTACCACCAGAAGATGCTCTATAAAGAGCAAAAGATACTGAGGGATCGGGAGTATAAACAGTAATATAATTTGATCTTGCGGCAGAGAAAGAATGTCCTGCTCCAGCACCACCAGTATTCTTGGCAACCATTTCAATACTGAATAATCCACCATCAGTATTGGTATAAGTATGAGATGGAGTAGAATCACTTGTTGTTTCTAATGCTGATCCGTCTCCCCAATCAATATCAAAACTGTTTGCATTACCATCAAATCCAGTACTTAATGTGATAGCAAATGGTGCGCCACCAGCAGTTGAATTTGCAGTAAATGCAAGTCCAGAAACTGCGGTGTTCCTCATTATGTTGAGGGCAAGTTCATTTAAATCATCAATACTATCACTGATTTTAGTTGAACTTGTAAATGTATTTAAAGCAGCGGGGGATGTGTAACTTCCATCAGTTGGAGATCCTAATGTCATTGCTGAACCTTCGCCAGCAATGGTAATATCTACAGTATCAGTGTCTGCATTATATGCAAATGTATTACCAGCACCAATAAAATTCAGATTCTGAATAGGGCCTGTGGTGATTACATTTCCCGATGAATTAATTCCGATATTAAATCCACCGGTTGCAGTTACAATACCGGTGATATTTAAATCGGATGAAAATTCAGCGCCCCAAGAAAGATTTCCTGATGCATCCGTGATTAAAAGTTTTCCTGCTTGGGGAGTTTCGGGAAACGTGTAAGTGGTTATACCACTAAGAGTTGCAGGAGCTCTTAAATTAATACTGTTAGAGCCGTCCTTGTCAACAAGTTTGAACTCTAAAGGATTGGTGCCATCCTCTCTACCCCAATACCTACCTGAACCATAAAACTGGTTTGTGGCGGTTTCTGACGATAAACCGATGTATAAATCGTATTTGTCAGTGGTAAAGCCAGGTTCACCTACCCTAAGTCCAGGTAGATTAGCAAACGCACCTCTCTTAAACTGAAGTACTGGAGAAGTCATTTAACCTATGATTTTTCTTGTTACTATTTAGATATTTTTAAAACGAGCCACCATCAAGATCGATAGTGTTATCAAGATCAGTTTCTAATTGAGTTACGAAAGAATCAGGAAGATCAGAGTCTGTAACAGCATTAGTAAGAACAGTATCTGCAGCAATCAATTCAAATTTTGAAGTTGTTGCGTTGTATGCTAATACAAATTTATCAGATCCGGGTAAATTAGATACTGAAACGTCTGCAAGTTCTGATAGATTCTCCGCCACTACGGTTTTCTCCTGAGTTACAGTAAATTTTTTAGTTCCTGATCTTTTTACTAAGTAATCTGGCATTTTTTTACCCTATAGTGGTATTTATGATATACCTGCTGTAACTAGTGCCATTCCTTGAATGACTCTTGTTTTATCACCACCCGCTGCAGTCAACAAGATATCATAAAGATATCTTCCTGATTCCATTGTTGCTGTAGTCTCATCAGTCATGGAAATAGTAATTTTTCCAGTTGAAGATTCAATGGAAGTAGAAAAAGTATATGCTGTTCCTGCAGTAGGATGCTTTTTTGCTTTCGCAACAGCACTAGCACTGCTCATATTAAACACGGAACCATCACTATTCGTAATAGTAAAGGTTGAAGTAAAGTCTGCACCTTGTTCAATTTCTATGTTTACTGCAGGTACTGCCATGACACTTTTTTAACTATTTATTTTCTTTGTTTTGCTTCAATAATTTAGCGAGATCAGCGGTAGATCCAACAAAGAGTGCATTTGTAACATTTGTTGGGCCTTTTGATGAAGATTCTTCTTCAACATCCTTTAGTTTCTTTTGAAGATCAAGAAGTTTATCAGTTGCATCGGCAACACTTTTGATTAACTGTCCAGCAACTTCATACGCTCTTGCCTGTTCAGTTTCTTGTGCTAATTCAAGAATACCGTTAACTGCCTCTTGCCCCTTTTTCAATCAAAGAATAAAGATTTCCTCTTGTGTACTCATAATCCTTTCTAGTATCAGACTTTATTGCATCTACTTCTTTCTGAACAGGTTTTACTTGTTCAGGTTCGCTTGATACAATCTCACTTGACACATCAAATGCTTCGTCTAAACTATCAAAACTCATGATACCGCACCATCGAATCCGAAGTCATCGCCAATCTCAATAAGGGCATCATCAGCATCAGTGATAACATTAACTGCAGTTCCACGAACATGTGATCCAGTGATGGTTCCATCCTGTCCTCTTTTTGTAAAAAGAGTATTTCCTTCCTTTCTATCTACGTATATTGATTCGTTATTGATATTAATATATGTGTTTTCTGCAATGTTATTTGCATCAGTAACTTGTATGATATTAGTCATTGTACCAATATCTTGTGCTAAGTTTGTTACAACATTACCGGTATAACTTTGTGTTGCTCTTGGAACAACGGTATATGTAAGATCTCTGGTTGGCGCAGAAGAATCGTCTTGAACATATCCAACTTGTACTTTTTTGATAAGATCCCTTGATGCTTTTGAAGTATCTCCAACTGGGGCCGAAAAGGTATGTTTTGGCAGTGAATCTTATAGTGTAAAGAAGTGAACGTCGTGTGCTATAGTTCCCTTCGTAATCATCTTGCATTGTGATATTTTCGATCACGATAGGAATATCTCTCTTTTCTCCAATAGTATCAACTAAATTTACTGAAAGTGTGTAAGCTGGTTGAAAATATGGTAAAATCTGTTCAACAATCTGAAGCATATCATCATTCAACTTAGTGAATATTGATAATTCAAATGACATATTATATGGAACGGGCATATAGTTTTTTCTGATTGCCGTTGCAATACCTACAGTCTGTGTTTTGAATGTTTGAGTAGTGGTAACTTTTCTTGTACCATCATATTGCAGTCCTGTAAATTCAAAGGACATTCTTGGAAGAGTAATCGCTGTTGGTTTGTTAAGATCTGGCGATTGCTCTAATCTTGCTAAAAACTTTTGAGTTGGCCCGTATGCTAAAGGTACTTTAATCTCTTCGGATACATTACCAGCGGAGTCGAGATGCTTAATATCAATCCCATTAAAAAGACTTCCGAACGCAATAATCGTTCGTCTTAAGATTTCATGGTAAAAGTATTCAAACATACAGATGCCTTATGTAACTTTATTTAGGTTTAAGGATTCCCAAATGGATTTGATTCTGAGAAATCTAAAACCCCATCATTAGCAAAAGTTTCAAATGTATCATTGTCTGGATAATTATTTACTGTGTTATCATCCTCATAAACACTTATCACATAAGATGCACTACTTGCCGAACCCACAATAGTCTCTCCAGGTAAGAAGTCCCCTGTAGTATTAGAGTAAGTTAGAACGTTAGTAATAGTATTCCACGTCTTAACTATTCCCGTTACACCGCTTGTAGATCCGGTAATAGTTTCCGATCTAACAAATGTTCCAACTCCGGCAGCAGGTGGATCTGAAAGTGTAATTGTAGGAGCAGTTGTATACCCAGCACCAGCATTGGTGATATAAATTGCAGAAACTGTTCCAGCAACAGAAACCACAGCGACACCAGTAGCAGTCGTTCCACCAGCACCTGGACTACTAAAGGTAACAGTAGGAGCAGTCACATATCCACCACCTCCACTGGTAACAGTTACAATACCAACAGTATTGTCAGAAATTCTAGTGGTTGCAGCTGCTCCAACACCAGGATTAGTGTTAACGCCAACAAATGCAATTCCCGGATTTGCAGTATATCCTGCACCAGGATCAATCATCATAACTCCTTGAACAACGGAACCTATTTCTGTTCCATCACAATTAATAATATCGTCACGTAGGGTAGATATTCCAGTTGCTGTGGTTCCTGATATAGGAGATGAAATAAAAACGCTGGGTGGATAATTATATTTTTCTCCTCTGTTTGTAATAATGATCCTGCTGATAGCTCCGCTTTCAACTCTTCCAGAGATAGCGGTTGCGGTAGAACCTGATCCGATAAGAGTGAGAGATCTGATATTTCCCTCAGTGTCGAAGGAATCATCGATTTCTTCAATACCAGTATCCAATATTTCATCTTCCCCTCTGAATAGTTCACAGGTTAATTCGTAAACGTAATTTTTTTGTAACTGATAAAAAGGTTTCTCATGTTCAACAAATTTTATCTCAAAAAGTCTGTCTCCAAGTGGGAAATAAATTAAATCGCCCTCTTTCGGACGAGTCGCGAGTTCAATGAGAGGTAAATTTGTGATTAAAGGTGTAATATACGTTTCAAATCTTTCTTGAGAAATAATTAATTTAATTTCAGATGTTTGTTGAATTCCAAATTTTGATAAAAGGACAGTATTATCACCATATCCATCAAAATTATCAACATATGCCTCAATAGGATATGATTGATTAAATTCTGATTCAATTACTTCACGAATTATTGAACTTTTTGTTGCATATTGTCTTGGTAAGTAAAATACCTCAACACCATACATTCTCAACTGTTCATTGATCAAATCTTGAACGAGATTTTGCTCTCCTTGAGAACCTTGTAAGAAAAAAGGATTTAATACCATCAGCCTATCATGTCAAGGGGTGGAAGTTCATAAGTATTGGACATTTTTTCCATGATTTTATCTAAATCATTCTGTCCATCTTCATAAATTTGTCTTCCGTTTAGTTCTACTCCACCAGGAAGTTTAACTCCTTGAAACTTCATAAGATTCTGCCCCCACTGACGTTTAATTAGGGCAGTCAGATACGGTTTGATGAAAGAGTCATTGTAAACTCTTGCAAAATCGTTTGGATCAACAGTTCTGAAACAATCGATAATTATATATTCTCCTGCAGTAACACTTCCCCAGTCAATATCAAGATATAACCTATCCATTCGTTGATTGAATCTTATCTGCTTATGAGTATTCAGTAAGAAATCAAGATCTTCAAGATATGTCTTTGTCATGGCATATGACAACAATTCAGTATTCCCGAAGAAATAAACATCATTTAAGAATAATTGATATTTCACACTAAACATATTGTTTGTGATTGAATTTCCTCCGGAAAATTGAAATATCTTATTAACTCCTATGACAGAAGGAGGAATTTGTAAATAATTGCTATTTTCTTTATAAGAGAAAGTTGTAGAAGCACCATCAATTGTAGATGAAGCGGTAGTTGTTACAATACCTGCTTGGGTTACCGATGAAGAGGGACTTCTACCTCTATTAATATCATCTTGAGTTATTTGATATTTTAAAAATACTTGTCCTACCCCATCGAAATGTCTTTCGTGAAAATATTGAATGGCATCATCAACTAAGTCCTCGATTTGCTCATCAGCAACATTAATTTCGAGAACAGGAGCACCTAACTTTCTTTTGCAGTAGTCTACTAACTCCGCTCTAGTTGATGGTTGAGCCATATCTATATTTTTTAAGTATTTATGGATCTATGTTAATTACTGACAAAGTCTCTTGCTGCTTATAATAAAGTTTAACAAAAGATTTGGCAATACTTCTCAACATATCTCGATCGTCACATCCATCTATTTCAGATGCAATTTTAGTGTATTCAAAACTTTTAGTTAAGTTTTTGAGTTCAATTTTATCGGGATCCATTGAGTGCCTCCTTGATTAACAGTTTTAACTCAGAGATTTCACTATGAATATTAGCAAGATCTCTCTCAACATTCTGTATTCTAGTACTCTCTTCATGTTTGATGGTTTTATTCATCATATAAGAAGAGAAACCAGATTTATCATTATTAATAATCGCTCCGGTTTCGCTGTCTCTGAGGAGGTTATTATGTCCCTCAACTTTAAGTTTTTTCATTATGCAAGTGCTATCACTCTGAGGTTTCTAATCTTAGGTGGATTTGCCTGATTAGTAGATGTAAGAAGAAGCTTAACTCTGTATGACTTGAAAGAGGGAAGTTCGTCAATTGTAAATGTGTGCTCTCTATAATCTTCAGCGGGGGAAACAAAATCATCAGAAGAACCGTCATTATTTGCAACATCAATAATTTGTCCTCTCTCATCAATATTATTAAAGCCAGGGAATGCCTCATAGATGGGATTAAAGTTCTGATGATCAGAAATTGCGAATAATCCTCTAATATCAGCGTCTCTATCCTTGTAAACATCAACTATAATTTTTAATGATGTTGCTGGATTTTCTAATGAAATTTCTTTAGACAAGTATTGGAAAGCAGTAGGATCAGTATCAATACCATTAACTCTACTATCAGTTAAATAATCACTAATCAAACTATCAACTCTGTTTGAAGTGTAAATAACACTCATTCTCTGAGTATCGATAACAGGAGAGACTCTTGAGTCAGTTGTTCCAAAATTAAGTCGCATTGTCATTGATTTATTACCAGGTAAAGTAGTGAGTTTTGCATCCTCATTTACCTTAGAAGCAATAATTCTTGGAGTTGAGAAATAATTTGATTTTGAAATTGAAATCGCTTCAAATCCTTGATCAATGAAGGGAATGTCGTTCCCACTAATAGAAGATCCAGAAATAGTTCTTACCTCAGCATCAATATTTGTACCACTTACAGTTACATGTTGAATTTGTGGTGTTAAGATCTCAAAAGGAATATTTTGAGTAGCCTTGACATTAGAACCACCAGTAGATTTAGTTTCATTCATATAAAGAATTGGGAAACTTTCTCCAGTTGAACGTCCAACACCGCTTGTTCCCATATCAAGTTTTACCTTATACGTATCAAATGTGCGTGCATTAGATACAGTTACATTGTTAAGATCATGAGTCTTATTAATTCTCCTAAGAGATACACCACCAAGTTCGTACTTATGAACTTTAGTGCCTGCAAGATAGTTCTTTGGAGTCGTGCTGTCTATTCCTCTCTCTGCAATTGTGATAGAGGTTCCAGAAGCGGACTCATATGAAACGATCTCTTCTCCAATTCTAAGATAACCTAGGTTGGTAGTTCCGACTCCAACGTTCTCAAACGTGTCTAATCCAGTCGTAGCATTCACAGTAATAGATGATGTAGAAGATGCGTCCATTGTTGCTGCCAGTTTAACTGGGAGAATGTCAGATTCAACATCAGAAATTGTTACTCTATTATCAGCAAAGTACATACCATGATTCTTATGATTCACTGTAAAATGAACACCATCAGAAATGACATTGTTGATACCATCAATTAAAACATTTCCTCCTGTAGCATGATTAAGAGCGGTTGTAATACCATTATTATTAACAAACTGAATTGAGTGTCCAACACCGGTAATAAAGTCTCCCTGAACATTATCTAAGATAATCTCATTAGTATTAGCAATTGAAACTAATGAAAGTCTAAGATTTCTTCCGAGATTATTATTACCAATCGTAGAAATTCCTAAGACATCACCGACAACATAACCTTGTCCTCCACTTGCAGCAACATTTTGAGAAATTGTAGCAGCAATAGCAACTCCATTTTCGATAAAAATATCTGCTTTTGCATTTCTTCCACTACTAGTAATATTTACAAGTTCAACTCCATTAAAACCATAATCACCTGAGGAAGGAGTGAATCCTATACCAGCATTTATAATGTTTAAATTTCCTGTAGCAATACCTGCATTTCCGATGTAATTACCAGTTGCATTATTACCGTTTTGCAATACAGTATTTCCTAATGTTAATACCTCATCCTGAAGTGTAGATCCAATGCCAATACGTACAGATCTCGATGCGAGGCTGATTGAGTTGGGAAGAAGTTTGGCGACTTGATTATTGCCACTACTCAATTCAGGACTATAGACTTCAATTGATCCGTTTGTAACGAAATCTGCTCTATAAATTGTAAATTTAAGATCTTCCCACTGACTTGGTTCCCAAACAGATCCATTTTGTGACTTATAAAGAGATCCAAGGTAAGGTTGATTAGAGACAAATGTTTGAGTAATTAAATCATTTTCATTAACTCTTGATATAAACACTCTATATCTTGCAGATGCCGATCTGAGAACCATTGCATATTCAATACCTGGTTCAAGATAAACAGGAGAAGGAAGTGTAAAAGTGGTTGCAACAGATCCATCTGTGCTTACATTAACATTTTCAGGAGATAAAATTGCTTGTGATAAAGGTAGAATCTTTGTTGTTGGAACACCGTTTTCAACCGTTCTGAGCTCAAAAATAACAGGTATTCCTAGATTATCTGCTTGTTCAAAGAAAATATCACACTTTGTGAAGAAAATACCAGTTGTATCTTCAACTACAAATGTTTGAGCGAGAGGATCAGGTGGATTAGTGACTGTAACACTCGTATCGACTATTTCTGACGATACAACCTGTGTTTCAATAGATGTATTTACTTGTTCTATCTCTCTTGAATCATTAACATCTTGAGATTGAATTGCAGCATTTCTAACTGAAACAATATCTTCTTGTACAGTTTCTACAATACCGCTGATTAAGAATGTTGATGTTGCGCGAGTAGATGCATTTCTGAGATCATTATTGATATCATCAATAAATGTAAGTACTTTTGTACCAACTTCAAATCTAGGATTAGTCCCGATGTTTGGATCAGGAATAAAGAAACTTCCAATAAGAGAAGAGGTGCTATCAGATACTAATCTGATTTGTGAAACAGTTGCCTGAGCACCGCTAGTTTCACCAACTAAAATCATCTCTGGTGCAACACTGCCAATAAATGATCCTTGTGGTTGATTACATAGAGAGAATGTATCTACATTTAAAATTGTAGATGTTGATGAATATGCACTAGGAAGTGTTTGAGATGTATTATATGGATTTGTGATGAATACTTCAGTTGCACTGTTGAAAGATCCAGATTTATGATTTGCCTGAGCAACCCTAAATGAAATGGAGCGATCTCCCTCTGATATAGAAGTATCACCAACTGGACGCATTGATCCAGTAATAGTCTCTCCTACTTGGAAAGTACCAGAAATCATCGAAATTTCAAGAAGTTTTGGAATACAATAATCAGTAATAGCAACACCATCGAAGAATCCATAAACCTGAGTATTAGGTTTGAGAGACTTAATGTTAAACTCAATATTTCTAGATCTTGCAAAAGAAATAAGATCTCTGCTAATTACTCTATCACCAAGAGACTCATTATCAAATTGCTCAGTAACTGCAGTTCTTGTTCCTGTTCTAGTTGCAACACCAGTATCAAATATTTGTCGTGTAGTATCTCTAAAAACAGTGGTAGTAGTAACTCTACCTTGTGTCTGAATTGCAGTCCTAGTTTCAGATCCAAGAACTTCTTCCTGTCCAGTCCAATTATTAATCCATGAATTCCAAATTGCTGAGGCAAATCCTGTTTGAGGATCAACATTAAGAGTTCTAGTTGCTCTTTCAAGAGTTTCAGTAAAGTTGCCCTCAGTCTGAATGATATTAGCTTCAAGTCTAACTTGATCAGTCCAGGAATCGGAAGCGGGAAGGAGTTCAAGAGCACCCACCCAGAAACCAATGATAAACGGAGTTACGCTTTCAGTTCTTGTTCCAAAAGATTGCTTTAACCATTCAACATCATTATAATCAAGAGTTACAATATCTTTTGTCTTTCTAATATTAGTTCCAGCTGGATTAGAAAATCTCAAATCTCCAGATTCATTCAGACTTTGTGATAAATCTGTTTGAGTTGTGTAGTGTTTAGGGCGTGCTTCTTTCTGATTAAAATCGACGCTATTCTTTAGATCGACAGAATCTTCCTGAGCAAGGAATGATGTAAAATTATCAACAAAGAAACCTGATTTAAATCTATTCAATCCATTTGCATCAGGAACAAACAAATTAGCAGTGTTTGTCTCAAGAAGAGATAATGATGTAAAGAATTCAAGATTTTTAATCCTATTTTCAAGTTGTTTAATATCAACCATTCTATAACGCTTATACTCTAAGAATCTCTTAGAAGCATCTTTTACATCATAAAGGAATGGCGGAAGAGTAATTGTAGCAATTTCTAAAGCATCATCTACAGAAGTTGGTTTTTCCGGATTTTCAGCAGCAGCTCCGTATTTAACTTGGAATACACCATCTTTTGTCAGGTAAATTCTATCAATTCTTCCTAGGTAGAATGAGAAATCTGTTAATATTCCTTCATTTGAAGCAAGAATATTAGGCGCAGAGTTGCCAGTTACATTAAATGATCTTCCATAAAACTCAAGTGGAGATCTGTCACCTTCAGATACCAACGCAACGTCAGATACCTTTGGACGAATATCAATTATATCAGAATTTCTTACAAAATTTACACTTTGAACCTCAGATGAATAATCAAAATTTGAGTAAGAATTTACTGTTGTAATATCTCCATCATCAGTAGACTCATAGTAACCATTAGAAAAATATACAATTAACTTTCTTTGTGGTGGTTCTTCACCATTTTTTCTATTCAGAACTCCAAAATTATAGAATTCTCCATTTTGTCCATTAGATGAGGTAAACTTGAAAGAAACATCCTTACTTGGAGTATCTAAAGTAACAATTGATGCTCTTACTTTAGATTCGCCAAATACAACAATTTCTCCTTCTTTGAAACTAATTTGATTTTTAGGAAGAAATGCAATCTTTGAATCTGTTTTCTTAACGCCAACGATAGCATGAGCACCAGAAGTTTCTCCGATAATAGATTCACCAATTACTAAATCAGAGGTTTTTGCTGTGGGCCCTGATAGATTCGCAAGAATCATTGATGGAGAGGATGGATCTGTGTTATCTGCTGAAGGATCAGTAGCTAATTCATAGATTCCATGAACTTCAATTAAGTCAGCAGAATTAAGAGAGATATTTTCATCCTGAACCCTTGTTCCATATGCATAATTGCCATATGTAATCCCATCATTAAGAGTTGTAGAACCAATACCAGATGCACTTTTTACAGATTTATCAATGACAATAGAATTTACTCTATTTTTAATTTTGTTTTTAGCCTTTGGTTTAATTTTAGTGAGAGTTGTAACAAGAGTCGCCTCCTCATTATCAAGTCCAAGATTAAAAATTTCTAACTGATTTGATGCAGAATTAATTTGAACTTTGTCTGAAGTTAGTTCTTCAGTTGTTCCATCGCTTCTAATAAGAGTATATCTTTCAGGAGTAAATGGTAAGAAAGATTCATTTGATTCTGATGTAACTGCAGCAGATAACTTGTTGTCTACGATATTAACCTGCTGAGTTTTTCTAATAGTTAAAGATGCATTATTTAAATCTACATTAGAAATATTTTTTCTTGGCATCTCTGTGTAGAGAGTACTATCATCAGTAACTCCAAGATCTCCACCAATAACTTTTAAATCAGTCAAAGTTGTAATTGATGCAGGCATTGCTCCGCTGGCAACTCCTCTAACTGTAGTAACACCGGTTACAGATATTGATGATGTTGCTACGCTTACAACAGATACAAAAATTGGATCTTGAGATAAGTTACCAGTGAAGGAAAGTATATTTCCTGCTTTAATTTGTCCTGGAAATAATGGATTAGTGGATCGTATTACAGATGTGTAATTCTCTCCATCTGCTGCAGTAATAGATGCAATTCCAATGTTAAAATTGTCAGCAAGAACTACATCAGCAGAGAAAGTTCTTGCTGCTCCAACCTCAGTACCATTTGCGCTGCCAAATATTGACAACACATCACTAATTCCATATGCAGTTACAGCAGTTGCCACTCTTGAATTTTCAATTCCATCAATTATAAAGTTTTCATTCTTGATAAACTTACCAGAGGTTTCATATAATACCAACGAAGTAGTATTATCAGCAGCATCCTTGAGAAATGCTGTGGCACCACTATGTTTTCCTTTAATAAATGTCGGAACAGATAACGTAATAGGCTCGTTTACTGTAACTTCAGTAGTAGTTTGAACATCATATAAAGATAATCCCCACTCATTTACATTTGAATTTGAAGAATTATATGTTCCAGAATTCAATTTAAAATCATAAACTCTAGATAATCCAATTTCTTTTCCTGCAGGTTGCTCTGAACTCAAACCAACTCTTGAATCTCTAAGACTTAAAACATAAGTGTTTCCGATGCCAATAGAAGGAGATCCAAAAACTCTATTTAATTTTAAAGTTTCTCCTGTTTTATAATTTATTTGCTGAGATTTAAAAGTTTTTGTAGTTCTAGGTTTGGGTACGTCAAGGAACGTGGGTGCTGTAGTTTCTACGTCATATCCTTTTACAAATGCTCTACCCGGAGAGATTTGATATATTGCTAAATCTTCAGAAGGTGTCGATCCTCCATAAGTGGTTTGATCTCCTCTAAAAAGTCCTTTATTTCCCTCATTATCATTTAAAGAATCTTTTACATTAAGTCCAAAAGATTTAACATAATAGTCACCCGATTCTGCATATGTTCTTTTTGCTAACTCATCTGTTATAATAGAGTATTCACTTGTACTTTTTTGTCTCAAAACTCCATTGACAACCGTTCCAAGTTCAACGAAATTATTATCATCAGTGTCAGTTAAATCTTTTTTAGAAAGAGACGTGACAATTTTAAGTCTATCAGCACCTGGAGATCCAAAATTATTAAATCCTGCAGAATTATCCGTCAGAGCAGGATCAAGATCGGAATTAATAATTGTTTCTTCAATTGTCAATCCAATTCTATAACTTGGAGTATTGGTATATTGATCTAAGATTAATGTCTGCTCACTGACATTTAAGAAAGATCCTTTTCCAAAGTAAACGCCATTTCCAATAAAATATGCAGATCCTACTGCGGTTGCATCTTGTTGAATAGTAGATGCAAAAGGAACTCCATCAGCAATCAAAGTATTTGCTGTAGAAATAGTGATATTTGCAGACAACAATTCACCATCTCTAAAAACAGATTCTTGATTATTCGTTCCAGAACCTGAATAATTTACAAAAAGGGTTACTTGATCTCTTGTTGACTCGGAACTAAGGATATAATTATCGACAATAGCGGTAACACCAGAATCTTGTCCAGTGATTTGTGATCCTACTAATTGATCAACATAATCAAGAAGTGGAATTCCTAAGTATGAATTCTCTAAAAGAACACATCTATAATTAGTAGAAAATGTCGTATTTCCAGGAATTACCTTTGCACCCTCTTTAAAAAAGTGCTGTCCGAATTTTTCAACCTGATTTTGCAGGATTGATTGAAGAGAAGTTAATTCTCTTGCTTGTACTGGATAACCTGGTTTGAATAGAACCTTATAATAATCCTTCTTAGGATCAAAGTCGTCAAAGTAAGGGGCGACGTTAAGATTGGTTTCCTGTGACATAATTCCTTAGAACTGCAAGATAATTTTGATATCTTCTTTTTGACTGGACGATCTGGTAATAGAGGGCCTATTATCGACGTAAATGATATTACCCGTATATTTTTCAACCTCAGGTTGAGCAACACCCTCGTTAAACGACTGCCCCAGGTAATAAGTACGACTATTTATTTCGGTAGATATACCCGTAAATGAGGTTTGAATTGCAAGAGTTGTAGATCCTCCGATAATATTAAAAGATCCACCATCTGCAATACCAGGTGTGAATCTATTCATTTTGAATCCATATGTTGGATCAGTATTCTTAGATCCATCGGTATTAAATCCTGCAGTGGATCTATCTTGCCAGTATTTTAAAACTCCTGTTACTTGATCATACGATACAACTCTACCAACTGCTGTAGATCCGAATCCCACAGTTTGTGTAATAAAAGAGTCAGCAGTAAAAGAAGCAGAACTATATCCTGTACCTGTAAGTTTAAGTGCATAAGTTGCTGCAGATTTATCTAATGAAAGATTAGATGATGTGCCGTATGCTTTTGGATTTTGCACTAATCCAATTCTTGCAATTTCATTTCCAGTTATAAAATCGGGATTCTCAGAATCGTTCTCAATTCTTGAATAGATTAATGCGTTTCTCGCTCCCAATTCTCTGTAAATATCTGCACCATGTCCTCCTTGAGGTGGCACAATTACATCAAAAACTGGAGCAGTCGTTCCCGTAGGCACGTTCCCTGCAACTAAATCAATTGTTCCAAATGTATAACCAGAACCTCCTTTTGAGATTGTGACTGATTCTACATTTGAATTATTGTTAATAGCAATAGTACACTCTGCCCCATTACCATCACCTTTGATAGGAACTTGAGTATAAGTTGTATTAGCAGTGCCTAATCCAACTCCTCTATTCGTAATTGTTACAATTTTGAGTTGTCCACTGGTGCTAGCGTTGTTTCTAACTGCAGAAATATTTGCTTCAGTTGTTGTAGTCCAATCTTTTGGAACCGGCATAAAGTTTGTAGATTCAAACTTTACAATATCTCCAGGTTTTATAGTATAAAGATATTTCCATACATAACCATCACCACTTGTTCCCGCTTCTCTAGGTTCCAAATCTGTAAAAGTGGGTTCATCAAGAGATGCTCTACCACTTGGATTTTCAGGACTTGTTCCATTTTGTAAGCAAATGTAAACTCTGTAGTCAGAGTTCATTACATAATAATTTGCTTCGTATAAACTAATCGCATTTGATGGTTTTGAAGGACTCTCTGCTTTTACATCGTGTCGGTACATGTCATAAGTTGTACCAGATCTCCAAGTAATCTTTTTAATTACTTGCTTCACATCATCAGTATCAATTTTTTTGAGAGCAATCATTGTGTCCCAATAATTATTCTCTTCATCAAAACTATCCCTTGGATCAGGAGGACTGCTATCCCAACTTGCATCAACATCAGTAGGATTAGGAAGTCCTACAAACGAATAGAAAGAGTTGCTAGTGGATGCAACACTAGCAATAAAATCTTTTGCGTTCAATATACGAAGTTGATCAGTTATAATCGCAGCCATTTTTGCGTAGTTTTTTACTTATTTATCAGTTATGTTGTAGAGTATCCTACAAGTTTGAGAGGTTCAACTCTATTTACAACACCACCAGTTGTAATACCAGATGTGCCATTTAATAGATATGCGTCAAATGCTGAGGCACTTGTTCTATCACCAAGTGTTATTTTACCCCATGAGAACTCACCGTAAAACTCAGTAAGTCCGATACCAGTTATATCACCAAGATCTTCCACACTTACGGTAACTTTTTTGACATATGTAATGCCAACACCTGCCACAGCAGTTGTAGCAACAGAAACTGCTGCTACTTCATAAACAGAATCAAGGAATTGAGTTGTAACACCTAATGTTTCGCCAGTTTGATATAGAGATGTAACGCCACTTCCTACATTGCTATTTTTAACAGTAAAGTAATCACCAACTGAAATATCACTAATAGTAACTGCAGTACCAACAATCTTTGTATTACGTAAGAATGAATCAATAGGGATAAAGAATTCCATATCAAATCCAGTAGCAGCAACTCCAACGGAGGTAGATGTTAATCCAACGATTTCACCAAAATCACCCTCATAAAGAGACGTTCTATTTGTTTCTTTGGTAATTGATGGTGCTTCAATGAGGACTTGAGGGATAGAAGTTCGTGTATATCCGATTCCTGGTGTAGAAACAGAAATTGAAGATACAGTGTCTCCAGTCAGAGTTGCAGTAGCTGTTGCTCTTGCGGTTGTTCCGAGTCCCACTGGAGTTTCAATAGTTACAGACGGTGCAGAAGCATATCCTGTTCCTCCATAACCAATTGTGATTGATTCAACAGTATTTCCTATAGAAACAACTGCAGTTGCGGCAGCAGATACAAGATTGTTTTGCGATACAATTCTTATGGTTTGTTGATTCTTAGTAGTTTGATTTTCATCATCGGGGTTAAAGAATGGAATTACACTCTCGACGAAAATTTGAGTGGATCCTACACCAACAGATTGAATAATATTTGTTTTTGGATTAATTAAAGCAGAATTTAATTCTCTTGCTTTACTTACAATTTTACCATTAACAACTTTATCAATAGTTTGCTTACACCAAGTCACTGTGCGTGCGTGATCTGGGTTGGAATCAATTCCTCTTCCGTAATATGGATTTGTTTCAACAGTATCAGTAGAAATTATCTCAGTTGTTAATCTTGATTCTTGATCAACAGAGTTAGGAACTAAAGATTCATCACCCCTGACACTTAATTCGTCACCATCCTTTATAGTTGGAAGAACATTGTTAAATGTAACATCAACATCGCCTGTCCCCTTATAGAAGAGAATCTTACAAGTATCGCCATCATATGAAGTATCACTAGAACCTCCTTTAGGTGCTTCAGCAAAGTTAATTACACTACCACCGTTAAATTCATATGCTTCTCCAGGCACTTGTAGAATATCATTAATAAAAATAAGAAGTGTAGATTTAACATCAATATTAGATCCTACTGCTGCTCTTACAGTAACTGGAGATCCATTTCTCTTCAATGTGAATTTTCTCTTAACTCCATTAAATTCATCATTAATGTTATCAAGACGTTCTAATTCACCGAAATGCCATGCTGAGAATTTATCAGAATCGACTTTATCTACAGTAAGTTGGAATTCCTTAAATATATGATTTGTATCAGTAGGAATACCAGTTAACCCACCAGTTTCTATAGTAAGAATTTGATCCTGCTTATAAGCATATCCAAAGTTTCTAATATTGAAATCTATTATGCTTGATCCTTGTCCAACAACAACATCAACAGTTGCTTGTGTTCCAACTCCTGCTGGAGAGTCTTCTGAATAAATTAAAGGAATGTTAGAATATGAAAGTGGGGCATCAAATACAACTATTGGTTCTGATCCAATCAGATATCCAGATCCTGGATTTGTAATAGCAACACTAACGATATGTCCGTTACTTACCGCAGCAGTTCCAATAAATTCAATTCCAGTTCTACCTGTTGAAGATGTATAAACGCCAACATTGACGGTTTGAATACCAGAACGATAACCAGAACCAGTATTACCAATACTGATTGACGTAATTGTTCCAGCAATTGATACAACAGCGGTTCCACCAGCAGAAACAAGTGGTTGATAACCTAATCCACTTGTAGATCCGACAGAAACTACATATCCACCAACTGGGATGTTGGCATTATTGGGATCATATGCAACGGAAGTAGCAGTTCCGGTAAATGTTATACTACTAATTCCTGATGCTTCACTTAATGTGTAATCTTGATCAATGGATAATTGTCCAGTAGGCCCTTGGAATACCCCATTTATAAGAACAGCAGCATTATTGGTTGAGAATCCGGTTACATTTTCATTCTGAGATTTCAAAGTAAATGTTTTAGTAGTTGCATCAAATTGATCTGCAACACTATCAAATACATAATTTGAATGATAAGCACCTCTCGCACTTCCAGTATTTTCAGATCTAAGGAATGTTCTTCCTTGGAACCTTGAGAAAGTGGTTATTCCAGTGAAATCTCTCTCATCTGGTGGATTTGTAGTTGAACTTAAAGGAGTGGGCCCATGAGGTGCGGTATAAAAATTAATAGTATTGTTAACAATGTTATAAAGCTCCATCAACTTTAGTAACAGCAACACCAACTGGGTGAGTTGCAATTCCTGTTCCCATCCATCCACGATCAACTAGAAGTCCGTTAGTTGTACCAAAACCAACAGTATTGATTTTCATAATTTCTGATTCAACTTGTATCAAATCAGATGCAAAGAACGATGTTACTCCAATAGTTTTAATAACAGCATCGCCAATTGTAATTTCTCTATCTACAGTAGTTGTTACTGCGGTTGAAATAATCGGATTTTGAATAAAGTTATCGAGGGCAATAACACATTTTGTGTTCTGCTTACTTGATGTTAAAGTGTGGAAAGTTCCTATCCCGACACCAGTTATTCCGATAGCAACAGGTGTTACTGCGTTGGCATTCTGCGCAGACGATGCAAACCTAATTGAAGTATCACTATCTTTAATTACATAAACTGAGGTAGTGGTTGGAAGGATATTAGTATTGCCAATTCCAGCAAATGATGTTGTTTCAATACCAATACGAACATTAGTTGATACCCCAACTGAGTAAGTTACCGGTTCTCCTGTTGTAAAGAAGTGATCTGGAATTCTAATTGTATTGTTTGTTGTATCTACAATATCAGTATTGCTTCCATCAAAGTTTCTCTGGAAAATTGGAAGTCCATTATGAGTTAATTCAAACGCTCTCTTAACATCTACAAAAGTTCCCTCATAGAAACCATAACCCGCAGTCACTGATGCATTATTTAAATCAATTTCATGATTCAAAGTGTCATCAATTTCTACAAGTTGAATAGCTTGCTGGAATACCCTTGTTTCAACATCTACATTAGCAGGAGGTGTATATCTTAGTTGCGTTGTAGATGAATCTGCATAAGAGTCAAATGTTCCAATATCACTTCCTGTTGTTAACTTGGCATACTCAGTAATGTATGATTCACTAGTATCATTCAAAACAATCAACTCAGTAAGTTGATATTCATTATTTGTGGTATCTTCTACACTAACAAAATAATATGCTGCGGAATAGTCATTTACACCACCACAAGTGTATTCTGCAATTGTGGTGATACCTGGAGTAGCAGATGAAGAAATCGATGTATAGAAAGATTGCAACTCTGCAATATTCTCACCAAAACCACCAATGACAGTTGTTCCTACCCCAACAGATTCTGTGCTTGACATTGAAACTCTAACAGTATTTGCTGTAAGAGCGAATCCAGGATTTGGAGTGAAATCTACATTTATGGTTCCAGAGGACATTTCGGCAGAATATGTTCCAAATCCAAGAACAGTTGATCCAATATCGGTTGAAAGATCTCCATATTCTAAGAGTTCAACATTTGTACCATCATGAACAATATTAAGTTCATTAAAACCAAAAACTCCAGTATTAGAATTGAATTCTACTAAAACTTTAGATGATCTATATGTGGATGCAATTCCTACAATAGTAGTTTTTGTTGAAGCAGGAATTTCTACCTGAGTGGATTCAATGTCACAAATCTCACCCAAAGCAAACGTTCCAATTCCAGATACACCATTATCAAGATCGAAACTGCAGTATGAAATATTATAGTTATTATTTTGATACTTAGTTGGATAGAATAATAGTTGTCCTTCTGTACCTTCGATTCTAAAATCAAATGAACCTAAATCTAATGAATTTTCGACTCTTCCATAATTAAGAACCTCCGCATTTACGCCATCTTGAATTAAAGTTACTATAGAAGTTTGTCTTTCAGCATATGTTTTATCTTTTACAAAAGTAAGAATCTTTTTAGATCTCTGATCAACTGAGAACTTCTTGACAATACTGAATCTTGTAGGACGCTCTACGTCGCTAAATTGTGTACTAAAATCATCAATAGTTAAAACTCTGTTTCCGACAGATTCAAAATAATCAGTAAGAACTCTATTTTCTAAGAAAATTCTATCAGAGTAAACCTTCCCTGAAGCAGTTTTGGAATTTTCAGTAACTAAATCAAAAGCAGGGTAACAATTAAGACTTATACCACCACCAAATTCACCCCTTAAATCTCCTCCACCATATACAGGGACTGGAAGTATATCGACTGTCAAAGAAACATTGGAAGACTCGTCTGTAAAGACTCCAAGATTAGGGTTTTGATCATTAGATTCAATAATTAGATCACTAAATTTAAGGAATCCTGCAGTATGATTGAGTGAACTTACTGCGTCATCCCAATTTTGTAGAGGAATTTTAGACTTAATTGCATAAGAGAAGTTTTGATAGTAGAAATTATCAGGAATTCTTTGTTGATTGTTATTGAAGAATCCGGTGGTTTTATTCCATCCCTTTTCAACAATGGATGATGATCCCGTCTTGATTTCAGAATTATATTCAAGTTTTGACTTAACAGTTCCTTGAGTTCCAGAAGATTGTCCAGTTACAAGATCTCCAACTTTAAAATCCCTGGAGGTTGAGACTTTAAGAAGTTCGATTTTATTATTCCAGCTATTTACTTTTCCTTCTCCACTGTCAGAAACAATATTTTCTCCTAGTAAGAAATCATTCTTTTTAAGTTCAATATTAAATTGTGGGAAAGCATTCTGGTTAATTATTCTTCCTGCGGAATTGATTGAGTCATAATTTCCAGCATAAAGATTATCTTCAATAATTCCCGAAAGGCTAAAGGTAACAACGCCAATAACACCGCCGAGAGGAATATTTACATCTGTCAGAGTGAACAATTTATAATCATAATCTACTGAATTAAAACCAGATCCAGTTGATCCAACTCCAACGCTTACATTTTCAATAAGAACTTTATCGCCAATAGCGAATGGAGATTGATCACTAAATCCTGTATTAAATCCAACTGTTACATTTTTACTAACAATGTCAAAAGAAATGCTGTCGATTGCAACTCCGTTTGAATTGTTGATTGGAATGATGGTAGGGGTTATATTTGAAATTCCTCTGGTATTATTTCTAATAGTTACTTCAGAATCTCCAAGTTTATAGAAAAGATCAACATCATCAATATTTTTTCCAGTTACCCCATCAAGAACAACAAGATCCGGAGCAATATTATAATTCCTTCCAGCGGAAGAAATGCCTATTTTGTCAAATGAGGTTAAAGATTCAAGTAAAAGAACTTCGGGGAGATTTGTTGTAGGACGAATTGTATTATCCGTTGGATAATTAAAACCAATGTTTTCAATTTTTGTTGAAAGAACTTTACCAATTGTATTACTTGACGGTTCAAGAATGGCACCAGTTCCTGTAGTTATCCCAACAATCGTTGATACGCCAACTATTTCATTATAATTTGCACCCTTATAGGTAATATCAATACTTGAAATGCCGCCATAAGCATTTGAAGAATTTGTATTGTAAGATAAACCACCATCAATGGATGAATATGAAGTTTTCTCAGGAATTTCTAGTATGTCATACTTGAAGAAAGTAGATCCAGTTCCTGTGAGTACAAATTCACCTTGATATGCACTGTCTACAACATCAATCTTATTAAATCCTCTTACTTCTTTATCTACAATAATTTCTTTCTTAGACGAATCTACAAAATCTGAATTTATAATAGAGAATTTATAAAAGAGATTCTCTGGTACATTATTATTGACTGACAAAGTAAGTTTAGCATCTGCATCTATACCAACTTTTCCAGATTTTGTTATCTCAAAGGTATTATTTGAAAGTGTTCCATCAAATCTGTCCGTGAAATTAGAATCTCTATAGAGATTCAAGTTAAATGCAGAATAAAGAGTAGATGCATTTAAAGAAGATAAAGAAGAGTCACTCAGATCAAATATTACAGTATTGCCAGAAAATACATTTAAAGGTGGGTTAATTGGGAGAATATTTCCTTTTCTTGCAATATCAATTGATACAAAATTAGGTTGGAATTTTTCAGTTTCATATTTCGATTCACAAAGTCTGATTTTATCTTTAGAAAATCTAGAAATATAGTAAATCTTTTGATCCTCCAATCCAGTAGGAGCTGGATTAGAATCGAGAATTATTTTATCTCCTGTATTAAATCCGTGATCACTAATACTAATTGTATTTTGACTTGTGCTTACTCCGGCTGTTGTAAATCCAAGAGGATTGAATACAATTCTTCTATTATGATCATTATACTTAACTGTAACAGTAGTGGTGATTCCTGGTGATACAGTCATTTTGACTGATTCGCCAATATTTAATCCATGAGTCGATGCAGTAAAAACTGTTACTTCATTTCTATTTGCTTCACCAATAACGACATTATCTTTTATTGTTTTGATACTATGTTTAGTTCCAGTACCAATACCAGTAAAGAATAGAAGTCCAGAGTTCATTGTGGTATCTGCAATACCAACAAAAGTTCCTGTTGATCCGATACCAACTTTAAAAGTTTGAATTCCAATAATATCTTCACTTATTTTTGCCACATAAAGTGGTGTACTATTTGCAATTCTATAAGTAGTCCCTATAGAGGGATTAGATACCACTTCAATGGATTGTCCTCCACCATTGTTATATAAAACAACGTCACCTGTTTTCAGATCGTGATTAGGTAAGAAAATACCTCTATTCTCAATGAATACTTGAGTAACACCTGCACCTGGATTTGAGAAGAAGATTGTAGATCCAATACCAACACCACTTAAAGTTCCGATCCCTAAAGTTTCTTTTGGATCAAAATAGATTTGTTTATTGATTTCAAATTTAACTTTATTTTCTCTAGAACTAATAAAAGTGAATTTACGACTTTGTTCGGAGATAGATGTCGTAGCAGTATGAGCAGAAGAAACAGTTCCATCCACTGCTCTTTCAACTCTTAGTCTTGAATTAAGTTTATCAACATTTAAAACGCGAACCTTTTCTGTTCCAATTGCTAAAATATCATTCTCTCTTATTGAAAGTTCACCACTATCAATAATTCCACCACTTATTGAGAAATAAGTAACGATACCTGTCGCAGAAGTTGTTCCTACTGCATTTGCAAGATTAAAGAAATTAGTAGAAACACCAATATTAAAAGAATTATTATTTAAACTGATAGAAGTATTAAATCCAGATAAAGATATTAAATCAGTATTTGTAAATTTGTGGGGCGATTGAGAGAATGCTACAAATCTTCCAGAAGAATCAATAGGAGAAACTTCAATTTGAGAAATTGTAGAAGAAGCAACACTAATGTTTGTAATTACTTTACCCGAAATTTCAGAAACTTTTGCTTTTGCCGGTGTAGAACCGGGGAGAGTTTCAAATACAATTCTATCTCCCACTTGATAACCACTTCCTCCCGTGACAATACCAACACTGTCGATTGTTCCAACGGAAGTAGATGTGATGTCAATTACTTCATCATAGATTTTATATGGTTCTATGAAATAATCGTATGAAACATTATCCAATGTAAGTCCATATGGATTGGTATTTCTTAACCAATTATTATTTTCGATATCATATTTTTCTTGATATGAATCATTTTTAAAGTTAAAATCGTTAGGTTTAGATTTAAACTTATTACCAATAAAATACGGATATTGTGGCAGTTTAAAACCTTCAAAAGTCCCTGAACTTTCAACAAAACCTGGATTTATAGTTGCAAAATATGCATAAACCCCATTTGGAAAATCAGGGTGTTACACAATATCTTCCATTGTGTTCATCAAGATCACCCTCTCCAGTAAATACAAAATCTTCACAGAAAAATCCTTGTTTCCATGTGGAGAGAGGGGGACGATTATTTAATTGTGATGGTTTATAACCACTTATTAATGCTCTTACAGTTCCTCCAGTATTTGTATCATATCCGTAAGGCCCATAAATTGGATTTCCATCATATGCCCATCCGACAATTGGAGAGTGAAATTGAGATTCAGTCTCAGTATTTGAAGAATCTAATCTTAAATCAGAAACTCCGTACTTAATTCCATCTCCGTCTGAAATAACTTGTCCAAATACAGATTCTCTAAGTTTTCTAGGAGCAAAAAGATGAGTATATTCAATACCATATTCATCAGTAATAGAAGTATCTAAAATGCCATCATCTTCACCAATAATATCTTGATACTTCTCAAAGAGGTTAATTGTCCACTGATTAATATCTGCATTGAGATTTGCCCCTGAACCACTAGCGATTACGCTCACAGTTGTTGAATCTGTATAATTAATTCCCGGATTATCAACAATTATTCTAACAATTTGTCCACCACTAATAACTGGTGTAAGTTTTGCAAACTTTCCAACACCATTTACGACTAAGTTAGGAGGTGAATTATATTCATATCCACCATTTGTTACTAGAACTTGTTGTATTTTTCCATCATTGATAATTGGAAGAAGTGCTGCATCTCTTCCACTTAAAAGAGATACTAATGGTTGCCTATTAAAATTGATAACCTCACTTGAACCATAACCAACACCAGTATCGCTTAAATGAATTGACTCAATTGAACCTCTAAATACTGGTTGTAGTTTTGCGTTAAAATCTTGTCCACTGAAGGTAGATACTCCAATTTCACCTGAAATATTAACCGAAATACTTGGATAGTTGAAAGTATGAGATCCAGAACCAGATGATTTAATATTTACATACTGATTAGTGTCATAGTAGAATGATTTTGCAGTTGTTCCTACACCAACCGATGACAATTTAAAATTATTAGAATCAACTACAGTAACAATATATGTTTGATCACTGCTAAGTCCCGATGCATTTCCAGAATAGGTTACAGTTTCGCCAGAGTAGAACCCATGATTTAAGATATTAATTTGATTTAATGCTGTGTTTATTCCTGAAACTCCAGATACTCTCTCCTTATTTTCATAATTAATGCCAGATGAAGATACAATTACATCAGAAAGGACACGTTTTTTGTGATATGACTCAAATCTATGAATACCTACCCATTTGAAGTAAGACTTACTGATTTGATCCAGAAATAGCATCACTTTCTTTTTCAAATAGTTTTATTGTCTTAGAATCAATAAGTTTTACATAGTATTCGGAATTGTCAGTGATACCGCCAACAGCAGTCTGTCCATCAGTTTTATAAATTACCCTCTCAGATTCTTCAAATCTGTGGAAAGTTGAAAACCCAATAGTGTCTGATGAAAGTCCTACTTGAATGTTATCTGATGTTGAATAGAAGGAGACTGAGTGCGTGATTGATTTAGTATTTGCATATGCGTTAGCTCCTGATCCATTTCCACCAGTAATAGTAATGATTGGATCTGTTACATAATCAAATCCAGGATCTAAGATTTCAATTCTTGCTAAAGAACCTTTAACATTTGCAAGTCCAGTGGCACCAATTCCAGTAGAATCCTGAATAGAAAGAATAGGCGGATTAATAACATCATAACCGCTTCCTGGAGCAGAAACTGTTACGCTATTGATATTTCCATAATATACACTATCTCCGGATTTATAATTTAGAATTTCAACACCATTAACAAGCATTCCAGTTTTACCAGGAAGAGTCTTATATTCTCTTCCATCATTAACTGGAGATTTAAATTGTCTGTATAATTTTTGATGTTTTAAATTTTTATTATAAAAATTACTAGGACAGAAATAGTTGTCAGTAACAATACCGGATACTGAAACAAAAGTATCATTATATAAATTGGTGACACTTGAAGCAATTTTAAATTGATTATTGTTTATTCTTTTAACATAATAAACACCCGAATCAATCTCAGGAAACTTGCTTATAACTGAATCTACTATTACATCTTGATTATCAATAGAAATGGTATTGTTTTTGATTGATGGTTCATAATAAACTCTATCGCCCGTATAAAATCCATGATTACGTGTATGAGTAAAAAGTTCTCCATTATATTCCCCATTTAAAGATACTTTTCTATCATAAAAGTTTAATGGGGTGTCATGATATGATGGAATAGAAGATGACGCAACTAAAACATCACCATCATATTTTGTGTAAGTGTTTTGAACATTAGCAAAGGATTTTTCAATATATGAATAATCATCCGAATTTAAATTACTGACACTTGGTTTAAGAATATCTCTTCTAACGCTGAATTTGCTTCCAGTTAATTCCCCAGCTCTTGCAAATGTAAAAGTCTTTGCAGATGCAATATCAATAACGACGCCTTGTTTTTCAGCACTATCAGATTGAATTACAGTTACTTTATCACCTATTTTTAAATTATTTCTTGCAATTGTTTCAATAGAATATGTAAAATTGGATGAATCAATAATCGATATACTCTTTACATCATACTTAGGACTTACATTTATAAACCAACTATTATCTAATGCTTTTGACGCATCAATGCCAAGTGATTTAATTTTGATATTATCATTTTTAGAGAAATATGAAGTTTTATCATAGATAAAATTCTCATCAAGAACTTTTCCAATTCTAACTTCGATCTTTGAAGTGGTAGCGATTCCTACCGCTGAGGCATCGCTAGAAGCGACTGAGACGGCGCTAATTCCCTCAAACCCATATGCACTTACATTCAAGTTTAATTCAGTGCCTGCGTTAATTTGGTAATTTGTTCCAAAAGTAGAGGTATGTGCTAAACCTACTTCAGTAAACTGGTTTATTGTTTTTGAACGATATGTTAAAATTCCACTTTGTCCATTAACATAAATTTGTCCTTTATCTGGAAAACCAATTGTCGAATCAACATCAATTATTGAAGAACCAGTTGCGACTAAAACAGTATTTTGAGTTTTTGGATGAGCAGTAAAGTCTCCATATACAGTTCCGCCAGTAAGATCTATATCTTTACTATAATCAAAGTCTACGCTAAGTTGATAGTAAGTTTTATCTCCTCTTAATATCTTTTCAGAATCTACAATCGTAGCATATGCACCCTCAATACCATATTCAGGATGTGCATCTTGATAGAGAGTTTGATTTTTTAACTTTGAAGGATCTCCTACAACTGATTCTACAACAATATCTCGTGTTTTTCTGTATTGAGCATCAGAAGGCTTAAACAAAAACTCTTTTGGTTTGACAACCTCTGCTTTCTCACCGTAAAGTGCAGCAAATAAAATTCTGAAAGATTCATCAGTGCCTTTAGATTGATAAAAATCTTTAGATCTTGATAAAAATAGTTTTTGATTTACATCTGAATCAATTTCTCTACCTTCAAATCCTGGTGCAATCTGCTTCTTTAATTTCTCTAAAAATTGCTTTAATAAAACATTACTTAGATTGATAATTCTAGCACCTTGAATATGAGATGTAGACTCTGATGATGAAAATGTAAGTTTTTCATCATCATTACCCTAGTGCAGTTACTCCACTAAATCCACGAATACAACCATTAAAAGAGTTTCTGTCCTTAGATGAATATAAAATGATCTCATCATCAATCTTGATCAAACCATATCTCTCTGGAAATTGATATGTTCCATATTGATTTGACTCTAAATCAAAACCTGCAGTGATCGTTGTATCGCTAAAAGAAATATCTGCCCCAAGATTTGTCTCATCTTGAGTATCAAGAAGAGTTTCTAACTTTACGTATTCGTCAATATTTTGTATAATATCAGAAGGTGCAGTAGGATATTCTTGAGAAATATAATACTGCTTTAGAAATTCACCAACCAAGGGAAAATCATCCCTTACAAATGCAGGTAATTGATACTCAATAATGTCCTGAATCTGTACTCGCTGTAAATCGGTTGATATCATCTTACGTCTTTAGTATGAATAAGTAGGTGAGGAAGTAGAATTTGATGAAGTTGTGGACATTGTCGTCGTCCCCGTTGGTGGTGAACTTGCTCTAGTTGCACTAGGTGTTCTTGTTGTCGTATCAACTGTGCCACGGACTAAACTTCCATTTGCAAAACTTGAAGAAACAATGTAATCGGATCCTGATACATCATAACCTGAGGATATTCTATCGTTAATAGAATTAATTGTTACGTTATTAGTATCTAGTTGAATATAAAGATCCTGTAATCCGATGATATCATTAGAATAAGGAACAGCAGAAATTTCAATAAGTGGGAATTGCCTATTAATACTTGTTGAAATAATGTTGATAGGATTTAACATTATTTCTCCCTTTATATAATCAATTGAACCAATATTTCTTCTAACAATAGACGCTTCACTAGCAGAATTTAATCTAATTAGATTAATAGTTCCAGTTTCTAAAGACTGATCTGCAGCATCAGCGAGGTAAACGGTTCCTGCAACTCCACTCACTTGGAATCCAGAAGACTTGATATTGTATCCTATTTTACCATTATGTGTTCCATGTCCGTGATTTACGATGTGAAATCTATTTCCAAAGCAAATTTCATATTCAGCAAACGCATTTAGAGAAGCTCTTAAATCTCTTCTCATTTGAATCGTAGTAATGTTTGATGTTATAGCAGAATTGCTATTATCTACGATATTAAGAAACTTGCTATACTTAAATCTTGCTCCAAATTTATTAATTTCAGTTGATGATGCATATTGATCAATGTTAGTAGAAACAATTGATCTTATCTGATCACCACTATTTGTATTATTAGAATCATAATATACATTAACAAGTGCTTCAATGTAGAGATATTTTAGATCGGTTATCTCTAAATCAATACCACCAACAGAATATTTTTTAATTTCTCTCTTGATATTATCTTTTACTAAGTTGGAGAGATATGCACCATTAATTGGTTTGATACTTGCAAACACCTTACCAAATTGTGGAGGATTTAATTCTTCTCCACCAAATACCGAAACAGATTCTGCCTCAGGATAAATTTTAGGAATGATATATTCATAATCAGTTGATGTTACTGCTCTGTTTTGTGAAGCATAAGTTTGAGTGGCATACTTCTTAATTGACTCGATACTTTCAATATTAGCACCAGCAAAAGATGGTGTATTAACGGTGATGCGTGAGATTCCTGCAGTAATACTAATATTATCTCTAGATGTAGTTAATTTGCCATTAAATGCTAAATCAGAAACTCCATTTGAATTGACACCATTGTTAACAAGATATCTTACTTCTAAAAAGTTTGGTTCTTGCAAAGCAATACCAAATACTCCGTCTCCAAAAATTAATTCATATCTTTCATCTTCAATTTCTTGAACCCAATACACTGGAGATTGACTATCTACCTCAAATAAACTATCAGATCTACGGTACTTTCTTTTTACAGATGAGAATTCTGATGGTTTCCAAGTAACATTGATTGTAGATATATCAATATTTGGATTATCTAAGATAAACCTTTGATTGGGATCATAAGAGTTGTAACTAAATTCATTTGTTACATATGTACCCTCATAAACATCAATATTACTGAAAGTAGCAATATCATTTACAACAGGAACTGTAATATCCTCCATAATGGAGAAAGTATAGTCTTCATCACCAAATGATCTTGACGTTGCAACAATCCCTTTATTAAGTGTTATTGTTTGTGGTTTGACACTATAATTGGCGGTATTAACAATAAAAGAAATATTAGCTCTTGATGACTTACTAGAACGAGGAGTATAACCTATATTCCTCGCCAGAGACACCACATTCTCCCTGAGAGTGGCGGAATCAATGAATACCTCATTAGATACCATATTGGCATTATATGAGGTTATATACGTATTATATGCTAACGCATCGATAATAGTTGAAAGATTAGATCCTTCAAAATCATAATCGGTAAAATTAGAGTTCGATCGCAGATAATCTGTAATCGACTGCTTAATCTGATCGAAATCTAAATTGGCAAAGTTGACTAGTGCCATTATCGTGTCTGTTGTAATGCGAATGATAATTGCTGAGAGTTTGCTTCTATCCCAACAATGTCATAACGAATAGAGATATCATATTCATCTGCGTCATAATTTGGTTTACAAACAACCTGACGAAGTCTTACTCTAGGTTCAAAATTATTAATGGTATTCTCAATCTGCTCCTTTAATGCTTGAGTTGTTATATCATCAATTGGTTCAAATAATAATCGACTAACTTGTGATCCTAATTCTGGATTAAAAGGACGCTCACCAGGAGTAGTGAGAATTAAGTTGCGAATTGAACGTGCAATTGCAGTTTCATTTTTATTTGCAATTAAATCATAGGTAAGTGGACTTACCTTAAAGGACATCGAAATATCCTTAAACGATTTACTAGCACGTTGAACTGGCACTTTTTACAAGCAAATATGCTTTATTTATCTCGTTCTTGAGCGGTTTTCCAGAAGTAACTTTCTTGATCACCAAGGCCCATTCTGTCATATCCATTTTCAACTTGATAATACTCAGTTGATACTTTGAAATCTGGCATTTTTGGTTTCTCAGGTGTCAAACTATTATCATAGATTCTTGTTCTATTGTTTGGATACAGTGCATACTGTCCATTAACAAGTTCTATCAAATTATGCGACTTGTGTTCTGCAGGGTTTTCTGATGTTGCATAATCAATAACATCAGGATCTTGATGGTAATTATCTAATGTGCAGATATATGAGCCTTTCATTATTCCATGATCTCTTGTATAGACTTCATAATCCATACTACCAATAAACTGTTTCTGTACTGCAACTACACCATAATCCATACAGTTCCAAAACTGTAAGTTCTGTAAACTCATATCAGGATCAGGTTTTTTTGGTTCAGATAAAAACGCACTGATAGGTAACTTATCATACATTGCTGCATACTCTGGTAAGTATGTCTCAAAATAAAAAGCGCGTCCAGGAATCGACTTTGCCGAAACCCAAACGCCCTTTACATATTCGCCCCACCCACTTTGATGATCAGTGAGATATTCTTTTCTTACCCATACTTCAACCGAGGGAAGATTACAAATTAATGCTGCCATAACGTAACATTGTCGTTATATCTATTTACCATATTGATAAGAAAATGTTTTTTTAGATAATGTCTTTTTAATTAAATTACCTGATATTGAAATTCTATAATCATCAGAAGTAAAGAATGGATACACCTCGTGTCTTAGATTTGATGGAAATAAAATCATAGTTCCTTCCCATGTTTTATCGACAGGTAATGAGTTTTCAACAAACTGTCCATATTGATTAAGAAACGAAAAATTAAATAAAGAATTTTTTTGATTATTTGAATTCTTACAATTTTGCAATTTTAATTCTTCTTTTAAATCATAAGGAATTTGTACCCAAAGAACAAAGGAATAATCTCCAGAATGATCATGAAGTGGATTAAATTCATGTTTTTTTTGAAAATTAATCCATGAACCTGTAGAAACCCAATTTGAAACTTGTTTTTGTGTATTTGGTTGATCTAGAATTTTATTATTTAAATCATCAAATTCATCAGCAAGAGAAGAGGAATATGGAAAAAGAATTTTTTCAAAACTTTCATTAAGATTAAATTCCTTTTCCATATTTCCAACTAAGAGATTATTTGCCTTAGAAAACTCATTTTGATTTTCTAAACAAACTTCTGCTTTATTCTTTAGTTCTTTTAAATCTAATGAAGAAATTTTTGTTTCAACATATAATAACTGTTTATGGTAATTAGGATAAACTTTATTATTTTCCTTGCCCACGATATGCTTTGCGCTTTCCGTTACGAGAGGTTGCGGCATACTTTGTATTCTTACCTTCTCCTTGACGAGATTTTTTCGGTTTTCCGGGCATAAACCCGTCTTTAATCACACCAACCTTTGCACGTACTGCCATAATAATCTCCTATCAAATAACGCGAGTTTTTTCGTGGCCTACACGAATACGAGGATCACACCAGATGTCATATCCTGCATCAATGGCATCCAGACAGAATGACACATCTTCGCCACACATGTCCTGAACTGCACCACTTTCAAAGATTTGCATCTTAGGAGCAAACCATGGATACTTCATCTCAGAATTCTCAAAGACGCCATTCTGAATCATCACCCATCCAAAACCTGTGTAGTCAACCGTGAAAGGTTTTGTACGCTTGGAAATAGATTCAAGTGTTTCATGATTCATCACACCACCGTTCTTACGGAAGTCATCTTCTTCCAACCAGTGTGCAACGGAAGTAGTCTGTCCATCTTCTGTGGAGTACCATCCAGCAACGATTTCTTTTTCTTCGCCCTTAGCGTTGATTGCCAAGTCACACAGTTGCCAGAACTTCTCAGTAGTGAATACAATATCACTATCAATCCATAGTTGATAATCATATTCGAGCTTCCCGTCCCAAGGTACTTGATCAGGGCCGCGCAATACATTTGCACCAAGACACTTACAACGTGCAAAGTTAACCATTGATGAGTAATCCTGACTGATCTGGATACTCATTCCATTTTGTACAAGATCAAAACAAAGTTGTACAAAGTTCTTTAAAAATACATACGAGCAACCGCGCCCTGGAAGACAAAATACAATCCTCTTCCCTTGCATCCGTTGCTTAATCGCATCAATGTCCCACCCAATATCTGGTGTTTTCTTTTTGGGGGGTACAGTCTTAACAGTAAATCCTTTTGCCATGAGTCGGAATAAACTTCAGTTCAATTATAATCCAGTGTTATGTAGTTGTCAACGCTTCGCTATGTCTTTCGACTAATAGGAATCATGTCCTGACGGTTCACCGTATACATGATTTTCTGTGAGTAATTGCACAGTTTCATATGAGAGATCTTCCCTAGAATAGTCAGTCTTCATCAATCCTACCATACCTTGAAGTTGCTGCCAGGTATCTTGGAATTGTTGCTCATTTAAACTGTGATATAAACACTCACCCTTAGCGTAAATGTGATAAATCCTGGACATACAATTTTTTCCTCCGAAAATTTTTTTAACCTTTTTTAATTGACAAGCGCATTATATATCAACACAATAAGAAACCCTCCGATAAATGCGAAGGGGCGCATAAACTTTCCAGGATATCTTATCAACCAGCCTGCAAAAACAACTCTCCAAAAATTCCAATACGGCGGCGCTTTGCTCTGTCTTACAGACATTTTTTTCATACCAAAAATTTTTTTTAGAAAAGCGAAATCACGCTCGAAAAAGACATACAGTGTAGGTTAGGGTAGTTAGGCGTTTTTATATACGGGGGGGCATCGCGACGATATAAACAATCAACGACAAATAAAATAACTGTCCTGACACGAATATCGCGCAATCATACTTTTTCGTTATTAGTAATAGTTTAGCACATTTCGTTGGTTGTGTAAAGAACTGGTGTGGGGACTATGTAACACTTACTGCCCCCACGAATAAGTGACAATCAGTCCGCCAATTCTGCCAGCATCTCTGTCAGTTCTGCGTGATCTAAAGTGTCATCATCCCAACGTACTCCGTCAGGGGTTTGTGAACCAAACAGTTCTGCAAGTGTGTGACGGAAACGATCATAATCAACACTCATATCCCATCCCAATGTTTCATTAACCCATTCGACTGCTGTTTGATACATTGCATACTCATTGTTGATGTAGAGAGCAACATTCCAGGTTTCGTAGTTTGCCCAACCGTTGTAAGTTTGTGCAGACATGATTCAGTGAGGAAAGTGTTAGTGGAGGGTTGAGTGTGATCCCCCTCCGATGTACCTAATATAGGGCATCAGCACCCCTGTGCTTATATCGTGTGCCGCTAATACAACTGGCACATAACACTGTCATTCCACGATAAATGTGGTAGGAGCTGACAATCACCAACTGATAGGTTTACTTAAGTCCTCCACATAACTGTCAACAACCCGCTCAGTTCCTTCCATTCCAAATAACTCCTCGAAGTCAATTTGATGGGGGTTGAAGTCATCGTACACCTCTATATCCAGGGTGATTCTATAGCGTTGCTTCTGTGATTGATTGTAAGAAACTGACATGAATCTGCTGTGGTTGGTGATGCTTTAAGAGTCTAGACTATCGGACAGATATTGTCAATCGCGCCGCACGTATTTATAGGCGCAGATCTCAGAAATTAGGAAACACTGACGCTGGGAAAATTATATCGAGGGGTGTTGACTTTTCTGAGAGTTGCTGATAGAATGGACGCC